TCAGTGGCTTATGGGCCGCTGCCAGGCGGCGTCCCAGGTGTGCGCCCCGACGATGCCGTCCACCGCCAGCGGCCAGCCGTGGTCGGTGCTGTCCTGCTGGAACTGCCGGCAGATGCTCGCGGACGCGGGGCCGTACCAGCCGTCCGCGGTGATCTGCCAGCCGCGGCGGGCCATCTGCTGCTGCCAGTTGTAGATGTTGCCGTCGTGCATCTCGTTCGACTGGAGCTTGAAGTCGTAGCCGGGCCACGGCTGGTGCCCGGCGGGCGTGGGCGTGGGCGCGAACGACGAGGCCCAGGAGCGCAGTTCGCCGGTGCTGCCGAGGTGGCAGAAGTCCTGGTCGACACCGCTGGCGCTGTTGTACTGGTGGAACAGCCAGTTGGCGCTGACCCCGGGCTGGCCGGCCGGTCGGCCCTCGGTGGCGATCCACAGGTAGTCCTGGTAGTAGCCGGTGGTGTCGACGTTGTCCCAGTAGTCGGCGTTGCAGTACATGCCGACCGGCCGCTGCGGAGCCGAGGCCTTCAGGTGCCGCAGGAAGGCCTCCTTGTACGCCAACTGGTTCCCGTGCGAGACACCCGAGTTGGCGGAGTCGTAGCCCTCCCAGTCCAGGCAGAGCAGCTCACCGACCGCCGGCTGCGCGATCGAGAGGAAGTGATCCGCCTCACTCTGCGCCGAGTTCCGCATGTCCGGGTAGTGGTAGTAGCCGACCACCAGCCCCGCGTTGCGCGCCGCGTCCCGCTGACTGGCCCACTCCGGGTTGGTGTACGTGAGGCCCTCGGTGACCTTGACGAACGCAAAGCTGAGGCCGCTCGCGTCCGGCCGCGCCGCCTGGTAGCTGGACCAGTCCTGTCCGTTGATGCCCATCAGTCCTCCTGGAGCTGGGTGGTGGGGTGGAGTTCGGCGACGAGGCCACGCAAGAGCTTCAGCTCGTCGCGGAGAAGCCGGCGGTCCTCCAGGACCGCGTCATGGGTCTCGCGAGCCTGACGCTCAGCGGCCCGACCAAGGACCGACTGGCCAACGGCCAGCAAGGGCAGCGCTACGAGCTGCACCACGTTGCTCCAGTACAGGAGCGAGTTGATCGCCTTCGGGAACAGCAGCGGCAGCAGCCCGTACGCGGTGAAGACGTAGAACGCCCACATCGTGCCGAACGACCTGGTGGCCCGAACCGCCAGGCGCTCGTTGAACTTGCTGGCCCGGCTCACCCGGTCACCTCCCGCGCAGGTACGGCCTCGGCCGGCGGCGCCATGTCGGCCCGCCACACCCGCAGCGGCTCCCACAGCGGGCCCGGCAGCACGTGCACACCGAGGTGGGTGCGGTGGTGCACAGGGCACAGCGGCTCCAGGTTCCCCGGCGACTCGACCCACGCCGCGAAGTCGGTATCGTCCTCGAAGTGGTGGCCGAACGCCTGCGAGGCGAGCTCCAGGTCGACGCCGCCCGCAAGCGAGAACTCGACGTGGGTGTGGTGCAGCTCGATCGGGCCTGGGAAGGTACAGCCGGGGATGGCGCACTTCAGCAGCCCGAGCCGCCGCATCCGCTCCTTCGCGGCGTGGAACAGGTGGTAGTGCGGGTCGCCCTCGCGGGGCTCGTGCGCGGGCACGTGGGCAATCCAGTGCGCGGAGCCGGCCTGGTCATGGGCGGCGACCTCGTGATGGTCGTGGGTGGTCATCATGCCTCCGGCATGCGAAAGCCCCGCACGCTGGCGGGGCGTCAAGGGCGTTGAGGGTCAGGAGAAGGTGACCGGGTTCGACGTCGCGTTCGTCGCGTAGATCACCGTGGTCTGCGTTGCCTTGGACACCGACACCTGGCTCGTGCAGCCAGTCGGAATCGGCAGCGCCTCCAGGGCCTGGACAAATGCAGCCACCGTGGCGTCGCTCCACGCTGGCGAGACCAAGTTGATGTTCGCGCTGTCCTGGCTGTCCGTCGCCGTCTCGGTGATGGTGTGCTGGATGGCGTACTGCGTGAAGGCAGAGGTCGTGGTCATTCTGGGGGCCCTTCAGGTCAGAGGTGGGCGAAGGAGATGCTGAGAGCTGAGCAGACGTCCCCGTAGATCTGGGTGTTGAGCGACCCGCCAGACGTCTGGAGTCCGTGGACCTCGAGGTAGTCCGTGGTCCCGTTCAGGTAGACCTTCCGCAGCGGCGTAGCGATTGCCGTGGCCTGGCTGCTGCCCGCCGGGCCCCCGATCAGCGTCCCGGCCCCCTGCACAGGGTTGCCGTTCTTCGCGATCCGGGCGGCTCGGTTTCCGGTCACGTTCGTCGCGAAACACACGGCCCCAGAAGCCCAGTACCAGCCCGGGGTCTGCGCGGTGTAGCGGGTCGGGTTGCTCGAGCTCCAGCCGCCGTAGGTGTCGGCGAGGATGCCAGCGGCATCTGAGAAGTTGATCGGGGTCCAGCTGGTGCCGCTGGGGATTGAGGTGGTGGTGGTCGCCTGGATGGCCTCGAACATCGGCGGGTTCAGCAGGAACGTCAGGCCCGCATACAGCTGGGCGTTCATGATCGCGGCAGTCGCGACGTCGCCGACGGACCACTGATACGGGACGGGCGGTGCAACCCCCGTCATGGGCACCTCCGGGCATGCCGAGGACCGGCCCGCACAAGCAGGCCGGTCCGGGTGAGTACGGTCAGTAGGCGGCGCGCGGCCCGGCCGCCGAGAGGGTGGCCCCGCCGTCCAGCGACGCCGGGTACCCCGCCGCCGTCGCGGCCGGCAACTGGAGACCGGACGGCAGCGGCTGGCAGACGACATCGCCGACCGGGTGGTTGTGGACGGTGTTGGCCGTGAAGGTCACCGCCACGCTGGTGTAGCCCGGCGAGGTAGCCGCGACGGACTTCACCGTCAGGTTCTCGGCGCTCGCCGTGCCGTAGCCGAGCGTCAGCACCGTGCCGGGTGCCAGGACCGCCGCGGCCGGGTTGGTGGCCGAGCCGGTCAGCGCCGCCAGGGTCACGGTCGCCGTCCCCGCCGTGGACGCCGTGGCGACCGTGGTGTGCAGCGCCGCCGCGACCCACCAGCCCAGGAACGGCCCGGCGGGGGTGAGCTGCAGTCGGACCTTGAGGTTGCCCTGGTCGTCGCCCTCCCACGTCACGTGCTCGACGAACTGCTGCAGGCTGATCGCTGCAGCACCGGGCCCCGACGGTGGCCGGCGGTTGACCTGAGCTCGTGCGCCGAACCCCAGGCCCAGAACCTGCGACCAGAGAGCCGGGTTCGAGGCGGGATCGACGGTCAGTGTGCTCAACCGCGGTTGCGGCTGCCCGTACTGCGACACCAGGTACTGCCCTGCCGCCAGGGCCAGAGTCGGGTCCTGCGCGTTGATCTGCCGCGGAAGCGTGCGAGGCAGATACTCGACCTGGGAGGCGGTGTTGTTGGCGGGCTGCATCGGCTGTGCAGGCGCTCCTGGGGCAGCCTGGTTGGTGATTTGGGCCACGTTGTAGATGTGCGTCGGGTCGAGCTCCACCACCACGTCACCGAAATAGGGGACCTCGCCAGCGGCCTGTTGCTCGCCGAAGACGACTGCGGGCTGGGGCTGCAGGTAGCGCCACTTGCGGCCCGTCAGCCACAGCGTCCCGGCGGCGTCGACATACACTTGGCCGGCCTCGGTGTCCCCAACCAGTTCCAATGCGGTCATGGGGTCGGTGCCGGCCAGGTTCGCCCCGCCCATGGCGATGGTGGCCGCCTCCGCCTGGACGGTGCCGCCGTAGCCGCACATCGTCAGGATCCGCTGGGCCCGAACCGCGCTGGTCTCCCCAGCCCAGCCCGTGGCGAAGCCAGCTGCGAGGTCGCTGAACGAGGGGACGTTGTTGGTCGGGACCTCCACGGCGTACGCCAAGTCGCCGCTGTACGCCCACAGGTAGTTGCCGACGGCGGTCTGAACGTTCATGCCGATGGTGTCCGAGGTGATCCCGGTGGGCTGCACGCTGACGGCGTTGGTGTTGTAGAAGCCCGCGCCGTCGATGTTGGCGTTCAAGGTTTTGCCGTCCGGCGTGAGGATCAGCGCGGCCATGTGCCAGTTGCCGTCACAGTAGTTCGCCGTCGCGATCGTGAAGTCGATATTTCCCCCGGCGGCGTTGGTCGAGTTGACGTGCAGGTGCCCGCTGGAATCCAAGGCCAAGCCGCCTTGGCTCTTGTTCGAGCTGGACGACGACTGCCACCACCACAGCGCCATTTGTGTTCCGGCCGGCGGCAGCGTGCTGGTGCGGAAACAGATGATCCGTGTCCAGCCGGAGCCCGACGGCGGCCCGTTCGGTGTTCCCAGGTTGATGAAGCTGCCCTGCGAGTTGAAGAAGCTGCTGGGCGTGGCGTTGGCCATGGTGACCACTGGGCCAGGCGCCCCAACGAAGCCCGACCCGCTGACGCTGCTGCCGCTTGTCACCGTGCCCGCGCCGTATGGGGAGCTGGCGAGGTAGGTGGCGCCGTGCTTGCCGGAGGCATCCCGCCACCACACGGAGCCCTGCAGCTCATCCAGCGGATACAGCCGATCCGGGCCCAGCGCCATCAGCCCAGCCATCAGCGACGGCTGGAGCGTGAACTGACTCAGCCCGGCGAGCACATCGATACAGGTCAAGTCGACCAGACCATAGGTGCCTTGCTGCTGCCAGTGCTGTGGCCAGCGCTCCACAAACCCCGACCACAGCGGGTAGATTACGCCGCCCGCCGTCCACGGCGTTGCGGCCGCTGCCCGCTCCATCTGCCAGGCCGTCACGTACATCGTGCTGGCGCTCGCCGGACTACTGGAGATCTGCACGCTCGGCCGGCAGCCGACTGCCGTCGCCGGCGCGGTCACCGTGTAGGTCAGCAGTGCCCAACTCGTACCGAGCACCGGTACCGTGACGGCGCTCCCGATGCTCACCGTAATCCGGGCCCCCGTCACGTCGTACCAGCTGACGCGGTGCGCCGCCTGCAGCGTCGCATCGCCGCCTGCGGCCTGGGCCACCCAGCAGGAGAACGTATACGGCTGGCCGCCGACCACCGGGAGTGCGGACGCGTCCGAAACCGGCCACCCGGCACCGCCGTTGTTCGCCGCCGCCAGGCCAACCAGGTTGGTGGCAGCGGTCGAGGCCGGGATCGTCCAGGTCACAGCCGCCGTGTGCCCGGTTGGGGCGGGTGGCAGGCCGGAGGTCAGCGCGAAGCTACCGGCGCTGCTGCCGAGATTGGCCACGCTGGACGCAGTGCTGACGCCCTGCGGAAGGGCGTTGCGGGTCGGCGGCCACACCGCCTGAAGCCTGCACGCCCGCATCGGCACCACGTTCGGGTAGTACGGGGAGGACGAGTTGAGTGCGTCCAGGGCCCCGTCCAGGTTCCACAGGGAGACTGTCATCTGGCCGCTCTGGATCTGGTCCAGCTCGTACTGCCGGCCAGACTGTTCCACGCTCCAGGTGCCGCGCAGCCGCGACGACAGGTCCACGTAGGAGGGCTGCGTCGTCATGGCGCCGCCGGTGTTGAACGCCACCTGAAATCTGATGGATGGCCAGCTCGGCATCAACGGGCTGGCCCCGGCCGGGGTGTTGACGTGCTCGATGTAGGCCGTCTGCCCCGCGATGCTGGCGCCAGCCACGAAGTACGCGCTGACAGCGTGCGGAGACCAGCTGTACGGGATGGCGGCAAGCTGGGTCCAGCTGAAGCCGTCCGGACTGGTCGAGAAGAGCCACTGCCCGCTGCTCTCGGTCAGCATCCACCAGGCGTGTGCTGTCGGGTCGAAGGTTGGCAGGCTGACCGTGGTGAAGGCGCCAGCGTTGACGACGATCGCCTGCCACTGGGTGCCCGGCGAGCACGCGAGGTAGGCGCTGTTGTTGCCGTCTTGCTGGACCTTCAGCAGCGTCTGCACCACAGCGCCGCCGGTCCCGGCCAGCGCCGGAGTTACCCGGGCGTACAGGGACTGCCCTGTCGCTTCGTAGGGCCTGAGGCGCCCAGCGAGGGGTAGACGCTGGCTGCCTGCACGCCGACCCGGCCCGGCGCCACGAGGGAGACGCCGGTGCCGCTGGTCGCGTTCCACACCGCGGTGTTGAGTGCGGCGCTGGTGAACGGGTCGGCCAGGCTGCCGAGCAGGGGGTTCGTCACGGCCACCTCCTACGCGTAGACGAGTCCGGTGGTCGGGTTCCTGCGACCGTTGCGGAGAGCCTGCGTCTGCATGATCTTGAAGAGCTCGCGGCCGTCGACCTGGACGACGATCGGCGGCAGCGCGGTGCCGGCTGAGTTGGTCGCCGTAGGCTGACCGACCGCCAGGGCGCCCAGTCCGGCACTTCCCGCGACCGCGAGCGCCCCGGCGTTCGCCACCGACGGGCCGAGCGCGGGCTGCATGCTCCCGATCTCGGCCGTCAGCCCGGTGAGTTGGGACCGCAGCGACGGGATCTTGTCGTCGATGCCCGTGATCAGACCGCCGATCAGCAGCTGGCCGGCGGGCTTCAGGAGGATCGCGTCCTTCTCTGGCGGGCCCTTCCACGACGTCAGGTCGGAGGTTAGATTGGTCAGAGTCGACTTTACCGAGCCGATCGCCGACTTGATGCCAGATACCAGACCGTGGATGATCCGGGAGCCAGCATCCACCAGCCAGCTCTCGGCATCCGAGAAGAAGCCCGAGATCTCGCCCGGCAAATTCGAGAAGAACGAGCCGACCACATCAAAGGCCGCGACAATTCCGTGCGCTGCTGGTTCGAATACTTGATGCCAGAGCCACAGTGCTAGGGCCTCGATCGCCCTGAAGGTGACCTCTACACCGGCCCGAAACCACGCGAAATGGTTCCAGGCGTAGATCACGGCCGCCACCAAAGCGACGATCGCGATAATCACAAGACCGATCGGATTGGCATCGAGCGCGAAATTCAGCAGCCATTCTGCCGCCGTCAAAACGCCCTCGGCAACTGCCGATGCTAGGGTGGCTACCTTTTCCGCAACCCACGCGATTGCAGCGCGAGTCGCCGCAAGCGCGCTCTGGCCGGCCGCCACCGCCGCTTCCAGCAGGCTGGCTGCTGCCGCCTTGCCGGCAGTCGCCACAGACTGCAGGCCAGAGATCATGCCCGACCAGGCTGAAGCCGCGCCGGCCTTGGCTGCTTGCCCGAGGTTCGAGCCCATCGTCAGCGCCGAGGAGCCAACCGACCGCAGCCACGTCAGCGCCTGCGAGCCGCCATCCTTGACGCCCTGCCACAAATACGCGGCCCGAAAGCTCGCCGAATTGAAGGAGGAGACCAACGAATCCTTCATCTGGCTGGCGCCGGAGGAGATAAACGACCAGGCCGACTGTGCCTGAAACTTGGTCGCGTCAAACGCTCCAGAGAACAGGTCCTTAGCGGATGAGGAACCCGATTTGAGTGACGACCAGCCCGTCTGAAGCGCACTCCGGATCTTCGGGAAGGCCCCTTCGACGTCCTTGACGACCCCGTCGGAATCCTTTACCTGGCCGCCGAACAGGTTGGCCTTCAGCTCCTTGGCATCACTGATCAGCGACTTGGTCTGCGAGAACGGAAAGCTGGCGATGTCCTTCGCGAGCCCCGCGATCGCGCCGACCGGCTTGATCACCGACAGCGCGGTGAGTCGGATTGCGAGCGGGACGAGCGCGACCGCGATCAGGTCCCGCACGATTCCCTTGTGCGCGTCCAGTTCGTGGCTAACCGTCACCACAGCGGGCCCAACTACGCCGGACAGGATGCTCGCGACAGTCCGCAGCGCCGTCAGGCCCGCACCGCCCAGGAGCTGCAGCGTGGGCCCGGCCGCCTGCGTGAGGTTGCGGAAGGCCTGACTGGCCTCGCTGCCCACCTTCGACAGGTCGTCAGCTACCGACCTGAGCTCGGCGCCGACCTCCTGCCAGCCAGTCAGCGGCTGTGCGGCAGCGGCTGCCCCGCCGTGTTGCTCACCGCCCGCCGTGGTCGCCACCTGACCAGCCGGCCGCTTCTGCGCCTGGCCGTCGAAGCCAGCCGCGATCCCGCTGATCGCGCTCGCGAAGTCGTGGACGACCGGCGAGCCCTTCCGCTCGATCAGCGAGATGAACTCGGACAGCTTCGGGATCATGAAGTCGCCCAAGCGGATCATCACCGAGTCGAACCCGGCGCGCAGCTGCTTCAGCTGCTGACCCAGGCCCTGCTGAACCAGCGCGAAACCGGCGACCTTCCCCGACGAGTCCGCCGTGGCAGAGCCGACCGCCTTGATGGTGTCGGCCGTGGCCTCGTAGTTGGCGCCCACCGTGGCCAGCGCCGCATTCGCACCGGGCGCGGTGCCCATCATGGATTTCAGGGCGGCAGCGAACGCCGTAGTGCCCTCCGGGCCAGCCTTCGTCGCCGCCTGCGCGATGTACTCCATCGCGTCCGTCAGACCGTTCGGGCCGGCCAGCTTCTTGGCCAGGACGTCACTGGAGACGCCGTACTGCTGGAACGCGTCGTACATCTTGTTCGTCGGGTTCAACAAGCTGCGGAGCGCTTGGGCCAGGTTCTGGCTCGCCCTCTGCGCCGTGAACCCGTGGTTCGTCATGCTGCTGAGCGCGGCCATGACGTCCTGGAAGCTGATGCCGGCTGCGGAGGCAGCAGGCACGATGGACGCGAACGAGGCTGAGAAGTCCTGCAAGTTGGTCTTGCCGTGCGCGACCGCGGCGATCATCTGCGAGGTGACGTTGGCCGCGTCGGACGCCTTCAGGTGGTAGTCGACCAGGACGTCCGTGAGCGCCTGGGCCACCGTCGTGGTGTCGGCGCCCTCGGCCGCGGCGCCCTGCGCGGCGGCTTTCAGCACGGTCAGGCCGTCGGCTGCGTGGTACCCGGCGGCCTCGACGTAGTACATGGCCTTGCTCAGGTCGTCGGCGGAGACGCCGACCTGCCCGGCCATGTCGAGCATGCCCTGACGCACCTGGGCGAGCGCCGACTGCTGCTCGCCCGCCGAAGTGACCAGCCGCGTGGTGCTGGACTGGAAGGTCGTGGCCATCTTCACGGCCTCGTAGCCGACCCCGGCGACTCCCAGCGCGGCAAAGTCGCTGGCGCCCTTCAGCACGCCGGACAACCCGAGCCACTTGCCGCCCAGCTCATCCGACGCTGCCGCAGCCTCCCGCGAGGAGGTCGTCGACCGCTGCTGGGCAACCGCCAACCGCTCGATGGCGGTTGCCGCCTCGTCAGCAGCGACCGTCAGCCGCTCTAGGCTCGCGGCGGCCTCGGTGTCACCGAGTGCGCCGCCAGCACCGATCCGGCCGAGGCTCGCCGCGGTCTCGTCCGCCGCGACGTTCAACGCCTCCAGCTGCGCGATGAACTCGTCGGCCCCCGCCGCAGATGTCGCCAGACCCTCGGTGAAGGGGGCGGTGATCGAGCGGAGGGTGACCCACAGGTCGGCGACCTCGGCCATGCCGGCGCCTCCCTCCGGGGGTTCAGTCCGCGGACGCGGCGGCGGTCCAGTCGATGGCGGCAAACGCGGTCCGGAAGTTCACCTCGGCCTGGACACCAGCGAGGCGGCTGGCGGGCTCCAGGAACGGGTAGCGGGCACCGTTCTTCAGCCCGGTCTCCAGGTACAGGCCGTACCTGCTGGACGGCGTACGGGAGTTGTACGGCGGGAGCTGGTCCGGGCGCAGGCCGACCTTGGTTTCCCAGCCGTCTGCGCTGCGCTTCACGGCCTCGCGGATGATCGAGCGCCGCAGCGTCCCCGAGATGACGGCCGGGCCCGTGCCGGGCGTGGCCGGTGTCGGCGTACCCCAGGCATGCCGACCGGTCGAGGCGTTCGTCTTGGCCTGCTTGACCATCGCGTCCGCCGTCGCAATCAGCCCGGCCCGGGCCGCCGTGATCCCCTGCCGTTGTACGCGCGTGAGCACCTCGCGAAGGGCGGCCGCGCTGAACTCGGGCACGGCGTCACCCCCTCGCCGCCTTCTCGTTGGCAGACCGCTCCGCCTCGCGGCGAGTGCAGATCAGGTCCCAGGTGAAGCGGCGGACGTAGAACGGGGTGTCCTGCAACTCCTGCCAGGACCAGCCCATTTCGCGCATCACCTCGAAGTCCACCAGCTCCTCCGGGGGAGGGCCGGAGGACCACGTGCCGTCGTAGATGCTCTCTGCTGCCCAGATCACATCCACGAGGTACGGGTCGTCCGGCCCTAGGCTCCCGCGCTGCGGACCTTCGCGATCTCCTCGCTGATCCGGTTCTGGATCTCCATCGGCAACTTGGCCACGAGGTCCGGCGTCGCAGGGAGGGGCAGCAGAGGCTGATCGTCGGCGAGCGACGTGGCATCGTAGACGTGCCACGCCTGCACCAGGCGGGCGATCACCGACATGCCGGCCCGGAGCTGGGCCTGAGCGTCTTCCTGCCCCGGGGTCTGGGGCGGCATCAGATCCTGGAGCGGGACGGTCTTCGGGTTGCGGATGATGACGTGGACCCGGTCTCCGGGCTCGCTGAGCTCGGGGAAGTCGAGCAGGATGGTGCGATTGCCGTATCCGGCCATGGTGAACTCCGTTGAGGGGTTGGGGATGTGGTCCCGGCGCGGTGGCGGCGCGTCCCCGCGCCCTCAACGCTCGCGCGCTGCCGGCCCGCGCCGGGAGATTGGGGACCGCCTAGTAGGCGGTGGTCTGCCAGTTCGTCAGCGTGGCCTGCACCGCGCCACCGTCGGTGCTGTTCCATACGCCGCTGATGCTGAAATCCGCCTGGGCGTAGGCCTGGCTCATGTCCCTCTTGCCCTTGTACCAGGCGCTCTTCGAGCTGGTCAGGGACAGTTGCTGGCCGCCTCGGCTCAGCGGCTGCTGGAGCGATGCGGTCAGCGGCTGCTGGCTGTTCTGTAGGAACAGGTTGAGGTCGGTGTTGTTCTCGAAGATCGCCTTCAGCGTCGCGTCGAACTCCAGGGCGCCGGCAAAGACTTCGCGCGGGCCCTGGGTGCCATCGGATGATGCGATGGCCTCGACGGCTCGCTTGATCGTCCCGTCCAGGGTCTTGCCGCGGGTCGAGCTGGCGCCCGCGTTGGTGAGAACCCAGGACCAGCCGAGCAGCGGATCGTACTGCGGATACGTCTCGCTGACGGGCGAGGCGGTCGTGCTCGGGAAGCTCGTCAGCTTGCTGCTCAGGCTGACCGCACCCTTCGGGTCGATTTTCAGCTGGAGCTCGCTGAATCGGGCGTAGCTGCAGCTCAGTGTCTGGATGGTGTCGTAGTACGTGAGCGAGTAGCTGGGGAGTGCCACCGCCGGGTTCTGCTTGAAGAGGTGAGTGGTCGGGGTGAGCACCGGGTCCGCCGAGGAGTGGGCGTTGGCGAGGCCCACACGGTTGGCGCCGATCTTGCCCAGCACCGTGGTCACGTTGGAGGTGTACGGCCCGCTGCCGGTCGCCGCGCCGTCCGTCCAGGCGTACTCGATCGCCGCGCCCGTGCCGACCTTGACGACCGTGCCGGCCGCGAGCGACACCGCGGTCTGAATCGCGGTGGCCCCGACCGTCGTTGCGGCGCTCAGGGTGGTGGAGACCCCGGCCGTGACGGTGTCCGGGCCGATCATGCCGCACAGGAAGTGCCCGGTCAGGTCCGGGTAGGCCAGGCAGTCGATGGACCACTCGGCGTGCGACGGGCCGCCGTACGAGCCGTGCAGCACCGTGTCATCGCCCCGGACGGACTCATCTTTGATCTGCTCCACCATGTCCTCGAAACCGGAAGACCCGGTGTACGGGATGCCGACCGTGGGCGCGACGTACGTGCCCGGAGTGGTCTCCCTGGCCAGGCCGAGCGTGCCAAGGCGGGCGAGCTGCGTCATCGTCTACTCCTCGCTGGCCGCGCGGGCCCGGGTGGTCTTGGCCGGGGCGTCCGGCGGGGTGTCGGCGGCGGCCGCCGGGGCGGGTGACGGGGTGTCGGTGACAGGCTCGAACCCGGCGATCGGCAGGTGCCACAGCACGACCTCGCCGGGCTGCACGTTCGCCGGGATGGCTGGGACGTCGACTGGGCTGTCCCCGGGGTTGCGCTGCGGGTAGGGATCGAGCACGGGGGCCTCCGAACATGCGAAAGCCCCGCAGGGCGGGGGCCGTGACGGGTGGTTGACGGGCGTCAGGCCGTGTAGTCCTGGTCGTCAGCGGAGTAGGTGGCGGTAGCGGTCAGGACGCCGTTCGCGATGCCCTGCACCGGGTCGCCAAGGTCCACCGTGAACTCCGTGTTGCGCGGCGCCTCCGCGACCGACATGAACCGGCCGCCGTGGGTCTTGTCGAAGGGAAAGCCCTCAACCCGCTGGCGCAGCAGGTCGATCGCCGCATCGAGCGCGGCCTGTTCGGCCTCGGCCAACGGGGTCCCGGTCGTGGTCGAGCCGATCGGCCACCAGATCGAGAGGTGGAAGTTGTAGCTGGGGATCCGGCGGGCGTTGGAGAAGCGAGCGGTGGTGATCTTCGGCCGGAGTACGAAGATCTGCTTCAGGCGGGTGCCCGGCGTCCGGGCCATGTGGGCCTGGATGTTGTCGAATGGGCCGTTCGCGGAGGCGATCAGGGAGGGTAGGCCGTCGCCGCTGGCGGACAGCCAGTCGGTCTCCCGGGTGACGGCGTCAGCGGTCGTCATCGGCGGCGTCTCCTCTGCCTCTTGCGGGGGTGGGCGCGTCGGGTCGCCGCAGCCTTCGCCTTGGCGGCAGCCGACATCCGGTGGCCCTTGTGGTGCCCGCCGCGGTGGTGCGCGGCCCGCATCCGGGCGCTGAGCTTGGCCCGGGCGGCAGCCGACATCGGCCGGCGGTGGCCAGGCTTGTGGTGACGACCCTTCAGCCGGGCGCTCAACTTCGCTCGGGCGGCCGCGCTCATCTTGTGGTGCGCGCCCTTGTGATGCCGGCCGCGCAGCTTCGCGCTGAGCTTGGCCTTCGCGGCAGCGCTGAGCGGCTTGTGCTTCCGCCCCCGCAGCTTTGCCCGGAGCTTGGCGCGCGCCGCCGTCGACATCGGCTTGTGCTTGCGGCCGCGCAGCTTGGCGGACAGCTTCGCCCGGGCGGCCGCGCTGAGCTTGTGCCCGGCGTGGTGCTTACCGCGCATCCGGGCCGACAGCTTGGCTCTGGCCGCCACGCTCATCCGGTGGCCGGGGTGGTGTCGACCGCGCAGGGCGGCCGAGATCTTCGCCCGGGTGGCGGCGCTGAGCGGGTGCCCGCGGTGCGGGTGCGGCCTGCCCTTCATCCGGGCGGAGATCCGGGCCCGGGCCGCCTGCGACAGGTGTCGCTTCACCGTGTGCCGCGCGGGCGAAGCGGGTTGCGGCGTGCCCCAGGTCATCAGCCGCGGCCGTAGCTCGCGCAGATCGCCTCAGCGTCCGCCGCAAGCACGTCCGGGTCGTGGCCGTGGCCGGCCATCGTTGGATCCAGCTCCCGGACCGCGATCGACGCCGCCATGTACTTGCCGGCACGCACCAGGTCGGCCGGGATGGTGGAGTAGCCGCCGCCGTAGACGTAGGTGACGAACGAGCCGAGCGGGAGGAACTCCCCGATCGGGAACCAGATGTGGCCGGTGTCCGGGTCGGGCCCGCGCACTGTGGACAGGTTGACCTGCTGGTCGCCGCCGTACGAGCGGTGGATGGTGATCGTTTGGAGGCTGTACGCCCACAGGTCCTGGTACTTGGGCGCGAACTCCTGGAGCCACCCGTGCCTCGCCAACGAGGTGGTGCCCATGGCGTAGGCGTACGACTGGCCGAGCGTGCCGGCCAGGTCGAGTGGCACGTTGCCCGCATCGATGTACTCGTCCGGATCAATCCCGGTCGAGCGCTCGGTCTCCACCAGGCCCGTGAATGGCGCGAGCCGGCGGCCAGCCGCTCCCTCGCACATGCGGGTCGCCTCGATCATCAGGTCCGACAGGGCCTGCGGGCTGTACGACCTCACCAGGTCCGCGTACGGACCTTCTTGGAGCTGTGCCGCCGTCGCCAGCGGCACCGGCGAGTCGGCGGCCACCGGCTACTCCTCGACCGGGGCGCCCGGCGCCGGGCCGGTCGCCGCCGCGGTGTAGGCCTTCGCGCCCTTCGGCAGTTCGGGCTGGGCCTCGAACTCGGCACCGTCAATGGTGACGAGTTCGTGGGCGTCGGCAGCGGGCATCTCGACCCACTCGCCGCCCTGCGGCCACTGGTACCCGTGCGAGCTGCCGCCCGGGTGCTGCTTCTTGACGAACATCAGGTCTCCCAGGAGGGTGGGGCGGCCCGTGGCGCGGAGCAGTCGCCACGGGCCGCCAGTCAGGGGGTTACAGGGCCGGGGCGACGCGCGTCAGCCGGCCGACCCACTCGGGGCCGCGGATCGCGAGGCAGGTGTCGGAGACGACCGCGAACGGCATCGAGTCCGGCGAGCTGGTGGTCGGGAACACGTCCTTGGGCTGGATGTCGCGGACGTAGGGCCGCAGCAGGTTGTCGCGGTCGCGGGACATCAGGTAGATGTCCTCCTGGCCCGCGCTGCGCGGCTTGAGGCCGGTGCTGGTGCCGACGTAGGTGGCCGGGGTCTGCGCCGGGACGGTCACGCCGGACTGCGGCACCAGCGCGGTGCCCGTGTCGACGATGCTCGTGGTCGGAATCGGTGTGACGCCGTCCGACTGGAGGCCGACAGTGGCGTCCACGTAGCCGAGCAGGGTCTCCTGGCCGGCCGAGGTGCCGCGGTACACCATGTAGGTCTGCGGGGTGGAGGCTTGGAACCCGGACGGGGTGGAGAACGCGAGGGTGACCGTGCCGGTGGAGCCGGTCGTGGTCGCGTTCACCTCGGCGCAGGCGGCGATCTCGCCCTGGCGGGACATGACCGCCGACACCTTGTAGTAGTAGGTGCCGGCCGCGAGCGTTCCGCCGGTGGTCGCCGGGGTAGCGGTCACGGTGCCCATCTGGTTGCCCTTGGTCCCCAAGTAGGAGGATCGGACGATGGGGATGTTGCGGTAGCTGGGCACTACCAGGCCGGGGATGATCTCGACCTCGTTGACGAACCGCTGCTGGTTGGTCAGGAGGCTCGCCAGGGCGCCCTCGGAGGTGGAGCTCATAACGAGCATCCAGTCCGCGCCGCCGCTGGTGAGCTGCTCGGCGGTGTAGCTCTCGACCATGTCGATGAGCTGGTTCAGCAGGGAGATGCTGATGTTGCCGCCAGCAGCATCGATGCAGTTCTGGCCCAGCGAGCCGGTGGCGGTGAACTGCGTGATCTGGCTGGCGAGGCCGTCGAACTGCGGATAGGGCCCGTACTGGGTGGCGCCGGCGTTGCCCGCGACGAGCATCTGCTCGGTGTCCCAGCGCAGGCCCTTGATGGCGCCCATGATTTCTCGGCCGCGCAGGTCACCGATGACGTCGGCCGTGACCTCCTCGGCGTAGCCAGTGACCGCGCCGACGACCTGGAGGTTCTTGATCGTGGCGCCGGTCTGGAAGTAGGAGCCGGCAGAGACCTGGCGGGCGCCGCCGTCGGTGACGGCGCCGCCGGAGGCGAGGCCGTTGCGGGTGTTGAAGTAGTAGGTGGTCGTGCGGATCTTCTGCGACGGCAGCGACTCGATCAGCGGCGAGTACCGGCGCAGCTTCTCGAACAGGTTCGGGTCGATGACCTTGGGGACGAGCGCAGATGCGCCAGCCGCTGTGAGCGCCTCGGCGAGTTCGCGAGACAAGGGTGCCTCCGGGGGCGGGAGATGGGCGTGGAAAAGCCCCCGGCGCGGTGCGCTGCGGGGGCGGGCGACCATTCCTGCCGTGTCCGGCACCACTCGGCTCGCGGGTGGCGGTCAGTCAGCTCTTGGGGTGGTGCAGGTCAGTCGCTGTAGTTGGAGTAGCGGCCGTTGGAGACCCACTGGAGGAGGGCCTCGTTGGCGTCAGCACGCTGGGCTTCGGCATCGGCCGGGGTGGACTCGGCGAGCGCGTTGCCGGACGGGCTGGCGGTGCGCAGGCCCTTGCGGGCGGGGCCCTGCTGGCGGACCTCGGCGCGCAGGGACTCCAGCATCTGCTCGCGCTCGGTCTTGAGCTGCTCGGCGACGAGGCGCTGCACGCGCTGGTCCTCAGTCTCCGTGACGGGCTCTGCCGGGGCAGCGGGCGCGGACTCCGTGGCCGGCGCTGGTGCGGCACGTCCGATGAGCTGCGAGAACTGCTCGGCGGACAGCTGGATGACGGTGGGCGCGGGGGTGTTGGCCGTCTCGGCGGCCGGGGTGGGCTGCTCGCTCACGGCGGGCACCTCCGTGGTGGGAGTGGGGTCCCCGGCCAGTTGGCTCGGGGAGGTCTCGGTGGTCGGCGCGGCAGGCGCGGCAGGCGCGGTCTCCATCTGGTCGTCGTCTGGCCGGCGGCTGCTCTCCAGGTCGCCGTCGGTGTCGGCGTGCGGCGCACCGGGGACGTCGATGTCGGCGTCCATGTCGGGGTCGAGCGCTTGGAGGGCGTCCACGGCGGCGTTCATGGCGGCCTGGGCGATGACTCGGAGCTCGGCCGGGTCGATCCCGCAGCAGCGCAGGGAGATCGACATCGGACCGTTGTAGGCGTCGATGCAGAACCCGCCGCCATCGCCGCCGGGCACGTCGCCGTAGAACTCGCTGACGTCACCGAGCCGCGTGGTCTCCATGGGGACTCCGAATCGGGTGAGCGCGGCTCGGACGCGGGAGCGGATCCGCTTGAGCTGCTGGGGTGTGTAGGTGTCGGCGGCCGATTCGCTGAGGGACCGCCAGGAGGCGAGTGCGTGGGCCCGGGTGTCGAGCGGAAGTCGCTTCACGCTGTCCCGGTAGCCGGGGTCCGCGTAGGCGACAGCGCCATACGGCTGCTTGACCTTGGCTGCGGTCGCCTCGGTGACGGACTCGTACACCAGGCGGCCGGACTCGGCTGTTTCGGCCGGCGCGGCGCCGGGTTCGATCCGCGCAGCCAGCACGCCGGGCGTCTTGGTGAAGTCCAGGCCGTATAGGTCGAGGTCGTCGGCTGTCTCGACCATCTGCCCGTCGTGCTCGACTCGGCGGACCGGCCCGCGCCATGCACCCCTGATCGACACGCCGTCCAGGAACGGGCGGTCGCCGGTGACCAGGGCGGCGATGTCGCGGCCGTGCGCGGTGTCGGCGATCTCCGCCTCGAAGGTGACCCGGCCGTCGTCATGCTGCTCAAGTCGGGTGACCCGGCCAACGATCCGCGTACTGTCGTCCTCGGCACCGTGGTGGGTCAGCATCGTGTGTGGCTCGCCGCGGGCGATCGCGGCGTTGGCCCGCTCGGCAGCGCGGCCGAGCATCTCCCGCGTGTACAGCCTGCGGTTCCGGCTGACGCCGGGAGCGATAGCGGTGCCTCGGATCGTGGCGATTCCGGCCAAGGGTGCCTCCGATCAGGCGGACTGCAGGGTGCAACGGCAGAGGGGGTGTAGGGGTGGCCGGGGTGCGGTCGCGGCTGGGTAGGGACTGGCGTCCTCGGCATTGACGCAGGTCGGGCAGACGTGGCCGTCGCCGACCGTGACGACGCTCAACTCCTGAACGCCGCGCTGTTGGTAGGCATCGGCCATGCCGTCGGTCCAGGCGGCGCCCACGGCGGTGATGGTGCTCGTGGACCAGGCCGCCCCGTCGCGGATGACGGCGGCGACCTGGTCGAGCATCGCCCGCTCGTCGGCGCCCTGCTCGGCCGCGGTGAGCAGGGCCCGGGCAATGTTCTGTGCGGTGCCGCGCAGGGCGGCGGCGGTGACGGTGTAGGCGGCGGCGAGCTCCGCGTCCGCGTCGCCCGCGTCATCGCCCTGGTCATCCTCCCCGCCGCTGAGTTCGCCGCCGTCGTCGGTGGCGACCGCATGCCCGGCCCGGGTGCCGGCTGCCCGGCCGCGGTGCATCGCGGCGGTGAGCGCGGCGATCAGCTGGGGCCACTCCGGGCGGCTGGTAAGCCGGGCCAGCTGCGCGAGCACAGCGGCGGTGGTGACCTGCTGCACGTGCCGGCGCCGGTCGGCCGCCGGGGTGCTCTCGGCCGGTGCGATCTGCTGGCGCAGGGCCGTCATGACGGCCGTCAGGTCAAGGGCGGCCGCCAACTCCCGCCACAAGGCGAGCACCTGGCCGACCGCGCGCTGCTCAAGTCGGTCCCGGCGGCGGTAGACCGCGGCCCAGGTGCCGGTGAGCTGACCGAGCTGGAGCGTCGGCGCCCGGTCGGCGACCATCAGAAGACCTGCTTGCGGACCAGTGGCCACGCCCCGGCTGCGGTGAGCGCGCCATCAGCGGCGTGCTCGGGCCCTTCACGGGGTGGTTCGGGCTGGTCGCCGGTTGGGCCGGGCGGGTCAGGCTGCGAGGGCGGCCCGGAGGCGGGCGGCGAAGTCATGCGGCTCGTCCTCCCCTTCGTCGTCCTCGTAGTAGGTCCGCCAGTCGTAGGCCTCGGTCGGCTTCCCGGGCGGCGCCGGCGGTTGGCCGGGCGCTGGAGGCTGCTGGCCGGCGGCCATCGCCGCGGCGTGCGCTGCCAACTCCGGCGGGATCGGCGCCGGTTCGGGTTCGGGCTTCATGTCGATACCGTCGATCTGCGCGCCGGCCTGGAGCCCGGGGGCCGCTGCCTTCGCGATGATCGCCTTCGACATGGTGGCGATGTCCGACCACAGCACCAGGTTCTGGCGGTCGATCAGCACTGGGTCCGACCCGCCTGCGACCGGGGGTTCGCCGATCTCGGCGCGGCCGCGGTCGAGAGTCCAAAGGCCGTTGCGGATCCGCATGTCCCGGATCTGCTCCAGGGTGAGGGAGTCGCGCATGTCCACGTCGCGGAACCGGAGTTGCCAGCCGTCGATGCCGAAGCCCTTGCGTGTGAGGTGGAAGTTGAGCTTCTCTAGGATCAGGTTGGCGATCGGCCCGCAGGTGTTGACCATGAAGGTGCGGCGCTGCGATTCGCCTGTGCCACCGCCGAGGTTGCCGGACTCGATGACCGAGACCAGTGCCGGTGGAACGCCGTACTCGGCGAGGATCTCGTCGCGGGCCTGGTCCTTGCTGGCGTGCAGGTCAGGGATCTTGGACGGCTGCAGCTCGGTCACCTTGCCGCCGCCGACCGTTACGACTGGCTCCCCCTTGTTCTTCGGGCCCAGGAATCGCACTCGGAACTGGCTGAGCCAGCGCTTGATCGCCCCTTCGCTCATGGACTCAGGGAAGTCCACGTGCAGCGTGGGCGGGTCGCCCTTGCGGAGCGTTTCCTTCAGCAGCCCGGAGGCGTACAGCCAGGTCGTGATCGGCAGCAACGCCTTCTCTGTCGGCGAGGTCCCGTGCAGTCCTGACCGAGGAGTGTCCATGCTGATGTGAATGATTTCGTGCGGCTCGAAGACCGCGCGCTGGCCATCCTCGGTGATCTGCACGTACTGGGTGACGACACCGTGCGGGTCGGAGATGATCCGCATTGACGCCGCGTCCAGGCTGTAGAGGGCGATCGGCTCGCCCAGGAACCAGACGACTTCCAGGTACGCGTCGGCCGCGACCTCCAGGTCCGTCACCATGCCGCGCACCACCTGCTGCATGTCCTCGTAGGGGTTGCAGTAGTCGATGAGCTGCTGAAGCCGCTGGACCTCCGGCGGCCGGGTAGGTTCCTTACGGTCGCCTTCCTGATCGTCCTGCGACCAGTCGATGTAGAGGCCGCCCGCGGTGACGGTCCGGGCGATGGCGTCCACGCAGGCGCTGGCCCATGTGCAGGTGGTGTACACCTGGTAGAGCTGCTCCAGGAGTTCGCGCCGGTCCGAGCCGAGGTCGCCGCCGCCCTGGTTGTACTCGGTCGTGCCGCCGCGCGGGATGCCGTACTCGTAGCCGCGGCGGGCGGCCTGCGCGGGCGTGGGGCCGGCGGAGGCCGTAGTGACGGGCTTGACGGCCTCGGTGACGGCCTTGGTGCGGCGGGTCAGTCGGGCTCGGATGCCCACGGAGACCTCCTCACCGCCCCACGCTCGGGCACGTCATCGTCGGAATTTGGATCGTCGGGGCTGGCGGTGACTGCGTAGCGGCCAGCAAACGGGGCCTTCAGGTCCTGCTCCGCCTCGGGCGCCGGGGCGCCGCCGACGTCCGGGAACCGGGGGCCGCTGCCAAGGTTGAGCAGCAAGTAGCGCAGCGCGTCGGCCAGGTGGTCGTCGGCGGCGGTGTCGATGTCCTCGGGGTCGCCCTTGGTCGCGAAGGGCAACGCGGGCAGGTCCCGGACGAAGTTGGTGCAGGATGAGAAGACGTGCAGGAGCGGGCACTCGTCCAGCCCGAGTTCGCGGTGGATCGGGCAGGCTGGCGCGTCGGCGAGGTAGCTGCGGAGTCGCTGCCAGCCCGCGACTCGGCCGCCCTTGCCGGCCTCGGTCAGGTGGGCACCGTGCTCGGTGTAGACCTTGGCGATCGGCTTGGCGTCGCCGCGTACCGCCCACATGGCGTCGTCGGCCCAGCGGATGGCCACATGTTCGCCTTGCTCGGCGTCCAGGATGCGACGGGCCTGGTCGGCCTCGCCGACCTTCGTCGCCTTCAACTCCCGGTACAGCCAGGCGCGGCCGTCCTCGTCGACCGCGCACCAGATCACGGCCCACGGGTTGGTGTAACCCCAGTCGACGCCCGCGTACCGGCGCCAGCTCTCGGGGATACTGAACGGCTCGACGACATGCCGATCTTGGGACCACTCAGGGAACGCTTGACCTGCGAAGACATCCCAGTCGCCGTTCAAGAATGCCTTGCGCATCGTCTCGCCCAGGGACGTCAAGTCCCGGGCGTATTCGGCGTTGATGTGGGGGTTGTCGGCCAACTTGCTCGGGATGAAGCGAACGCTGCGGCCGCGCATGTCGGTGTGGACACGCCGGCCATAGTCGGTGGCGTCCACGTATCGCTGCTTGACGGTCCCATGGCCTGGCCCGCCGGGGTTGGTGCCGGAACGGACACCGAGGACCGGGATGTCCGTGCGCGCAGACCGGAGACGAGTCTCCAAGAAGGCAACCACGTCGGGGCTGGTCAGGGTCAACTCGTCGAAGATGAGCAGCTGGTAGGCACCACCCTGCCGGCGGGTCGCGTCCTTGACGTTCTCGGCGTACCGGAACATGATCAACGACCGGTTCGGGAAGCGCAGTTCGTACTCGCTGGCCGACCAGACCGCGCCGAGTGCCGACGCGTAGCCGACGTTCGCCAGCTCGGCGAGCAACGACTCCTTCAACTCCCCATACGTCCGCCGGTAGGCACCGACCCGAAGGCCCGGGTAGCGGACGCAGGCCCGGATCGCCTCCATCGTCAGTGCCTTGGATTTGCCGCCGCCGAGCGCACCGCCGTACATGACCGCGAACTCGTCGGCTGCGTGGAACTCGGCCTGCCGCTCGGTCGGCGTGTAGTCGAGGATCCCGAACACGTCGACGTTCCGCAGGCGTTCGGCCTCCAGGCGGTCGCGCTCCTCGATGAGTCGGCGGAGCTCAGCCAGCCGCGTCAGCTTGTGTTCGAGCAGCGTCAACCTGGGCTGTGAGCTGGGCAATGCTGGCTTCGACGGCATCGAGGGTCAGCACCCCCTCAGTGCGTGTGGGCGCGTCCAGGCCGAGTAGCTTGGCCCGGCGGTCCATCAGCCGAAGGGTGGTGTCGACCGCCTTGGTGTCGCCCTCCAGGACCTTCGGCCAGAGCGCGTCCTGCATCTTGTCCAGGCGGTCGAGCTCCAGTTGCCGGTACTCCTCCATGGGCACCGCAAGCGCCTGTACGGCCTTCTGGAGTGCGCGGCGGACATCGTTGCAGGCGGTGCCCTTGGAGTCGTAGCCGAGCAAGTCGGCGATCTCCTGCCAGCTCTTGCCCTGGATGCGCAGTTCGACGGCCGCGCGGCGGCGCTCGATCACGGGGACTTGGTGGGCATCGCGCCGGTTGGCGGGCTTGCGGCCCATCGTGCCCTCCGATCGATCAGCCGACCGCGGCCCGGACGAAGCAGTCCTTCGCTTCCAGGAGCTTCCGGAGGCCGGCGGTCAGCTCGGGCCCGTCCGGGAGCCGGTGGATCATGTCCTCGGCCAGGTCGTGGCAGGGCTTGCTGACGGCCTGGAAGGGCTCGGGCAGGTGGGCGTGCGCGAAGTGCTTGGCGATGGCCTGGGTGCTGGGGTGGCGGTCGGTGGCGTCCATCAGGCGGTGGCCGCCGGGGGCTGAACGGCGGCGGCCGGCTCGGTGGCAGTGGTGGCGTCGGCCGCGGCTTCGGTGGCGAGGTGCTCGGCGTCCTGCTTGGCCTCGGTGACGACGGGGGCGGCGGCGCGCTCGGCGTCGGCCGCGAGCTGACGGGTGTCGGTGACGGCCTCGGTGGCCAGCTGACGCCCGTCACCGGCGAGCCGGTCGTGGATGGCGCGGAGCTCGGCGGCAGCCGGGTGGCCGAGGGTCTCGAACTTCACGACCAGGTCGTGGAGCAGCTCGTGCAGCTTGTCGGCGATCTTGGACATGGTGGGCTCCATGGTCTGAGGGCGGGAGGTGGCAAACAGGGTGGTGCGGGCGCGGCTCCCGGGCACGGGAATGCTCCGGGGGTGATGGTGGGGAGTCCTGCCGGCGGGCCGCGCCCGGGCATGAGTCGGCCCCGCGCACCAGGGGGCGGCGGGGTCGTAGTCGATGGATTGGTTGGCTCGGCAGGATTTGAACCTGCGACAGGCGCCTTATGAGAGCGCCGCTCTACCGGCTGAGCTACGAGCCACTGGCGGCCTGGCGTTGCGCGCGCCGGCCAGGCCGTCACGGTCCTCGCGGATACCGCATCTCGGGCCAGTCCGTTGCCGGGTGGCTGACGAGACCGCTCCCCACCGTGGATTCGAACCACGATCACCGGGTCCAGAACCCGGCGTGCTGCCGTTACACCAGCGGGGAACGACAAAGCCCCGCGCACCGGGGGGTGGTGGCGGGGCGGTAGTCGTCGGGCTGTCAGCGGTTTTCGGGCACGCTGAACACCCGCAGCCACTATGGCAGTCAGATCACGGTTTGGTCAAGCCCTTCGAAGTGGAGGCGATTCCCGGGAAGCGCTCGACCGCATCGGAGGGGGTCATCGAGGGGTTGGGGTCCCCATCGAAGACGCGCCACATCGTGCGCACGCCAGCGACGATCTCCCGAAGCGCTGCCGTCACGGGCGCAGTCGCGGCACGGGACCGCCCGGCGCGCGGCGCGATGAAGGTGCTCATGCGATGGTGTCCCACTGCTGCTGGTAGTCGGGGTGATCGCGCCAGTGCGCTGCGATGTCCCGGAGGATCACCCACTCCAGGATGGCCGCATGGCCTTGGTCGATCTCGCACTCAGCCATGACACGGGCAGACGCGGCAACGCCGCCGAGGGCGCGAACGGCGCGACCGGTGTCATCAGGCTCCGGGAACATCGGCGGGGTGATCAGGGCGAGCCGAAGCTGGATGAAGTCCGTGATGGCTTCGAGTGCGTCTTTGGTCGGCCCGAACTGCAGTCCTGCGGGCGGTTCCTGGTGCTCAGGTTCAGGCTGGCGGCGGAACAGCATCATGCCTCCGGAGTCCACTCGGGCTGGGTACTCGCGCTTGCCGTCATCCTTGCCGATCGGCCGCGATGCTGTCACCCCACATGCCGAGCACCAAGTCCTCGTGCTGGCCGTCGTGCCCGGCGGGCCGGTTGCAGATGACGCGGCAGAGATCGTCGTGAAAGAGGATCAGAGCGGTGGCCGGGCAGTCGTCCATGGCTGGCATCCTCCCGCGCGGCGATGGCCGCCCGCTGGTGCCGCGCCGGGTACGCCGAGGTCCCGCAGTTGAGTGCCAACTGCGGGGCCTCTTCGGACAGGTAGTGAGGTAGGTAGGGGCGGTAGGTAGAGCCGCTGTGACCTGCGGCTCTACCTTCTACCCGACGGCCAGGGACGTGGCCTCGGGGAGGGGTTCGGCCGCGGCCGGGAGGTCGTCGCGGTGGACGCCTGGGCCGACGGCACCGGACACCTTCAGGGAGGCCCTGACGGGGATGCCCCGCCGCTGCAACTGGCGGCCGAGCTCCGCGGCCGGCACCTGGCCGACCCAGCCACGTGACTGCCAGTCGGCCAGCACCTCGGTGAGGTGCACGCCGTTGCGGTCGCCGATCAGCTCGCGGAGGTGTTCGACGGCGGAGGTGTAGATCTCGGTATCGGTGTGCACAGGCTCGGCCGGCTCGGGCGGCACGTCGGCGGGCTGCTCCTCCAGCGCGGGCCCGGGCTGGGCGCGCCAAGCGGCGACGCACCAGACGCACGTGCCGCCGACTAGCCACACCGGGACGGGTGAGGGGAGTTCAGCAACTCGATCGCGGCCCAGCCGGCCGCACCGCAGCGGACCGCGGTGGCCAGGAGCCGGAGCTCCCCGTCATCGCCGACCGGGAGGAGCGCGCGCCGGACGCAGCCGCCGACGATCGCGGACCCGTTGACCAGGCGTCGCACCCGCCAGCCCGCCCTCACGCCTGGCCGCCGATCATGTGCCCGAGCTGGTTGACCGCGGGGATGAGGACGGAGCCGAGCAGGCCGGCGGCGCCGGCGGACAGTCCGAGCGTCGAGCCGCACCAGACACCGGCTCCGAGCTGGCCGCGCATCTTCTTGTCGAGGAGCTTGCGCAGGATGATCACGGCGGCGACGAGCAGCACGGTGACGAGGGCGCCGTACTGGGTCATGCTGGCCGTTGCGTGCCGGGTGACCGAGGTGGTCGTACCGCCCGCTCCGGCAGCGAGCACCTTGTCACCGGCGGTGTTGCTGAAGCCCACGATCTTGGCGGCGATCGTGCCGATGATGCCGCCGGGGCAGGAGATTGCGAGCATGCCGACCGTCGTACCGAGCAGGAACGGGACGTGCTCGCGGATGTTGAACCGGGTTGGGGCTGCTTCGCCGTCGAAGCCGCGGCCCTTACCTCCGGCCTTGAGCTTCAGCATGACCCAGGCGCTGGGCAGGAACTGGCGCAGGATCAGGACGAGGCCGACCAGCAGCCCGCCGAGCGTAATGGTGACGTTCACGAGGCGGCTCCGGCCAGGAAGTTGAGCATCAGGGCGGCGGTGTGAGGGCTGTAGAGCGGACCGAGGGCGACGGTGAACAGCGCGACGCGCGGGATCCACAGGCCGTGGACCTGTCCGTTTGCGTCCTTGACGCGCATGGTCAAGTCGGCGACCGCGGCGGCGGCGAGGCCGATGACGGTGGCACCGAACGGGCCGGAGCCGTCGCCGGTGGCGCCGATGTTGGCGAGGACGTGGGCCCAGTAGGGGGTGACGAAGGTAGCGGCGGCCAAGGCCGTGCCGTTGTACGCCGGGCGCAGTGCAGCGAGATCGAGGGGCATGGTCAGCTCCTGGAGAGCAGGACGGGAAGCGCGATGCAGGTAATGGCGATCCACAGGCCGATGGCGGCGCGCATGGCGGTGCGGCGGTGCTGCTCGGGAAGCAGCCACAGCACAACTCCGAGCGCGGCGAGCGCGAGCACGGCAAGGATCGCCCCGAAGAGGGCGGCCATGGCGGGTCAGGGGGTGGCGACCGAGGCCAGCGGCGGTGCGAGGTGCGGCTCCAGCCGCTCGACCTCGGGACGCAGCTTGCCGCGGATGTGGCCGTCGCTGACCTGGCCGTAGCCAGCGTCAATGAGTGCCTGGCGCATGGCGGCGGTGCCGGGTCGGGTGCCGTTGTTGTAGAGCGCGCGGATCACCGTGCAACGCGGGTCGCTGTACGCGATCAGCGTGGGCTGCGGGGCGGGGGCGGCCTGCTGCGGTGCGGGCGCCGGGACGGCGGGTGGCGAGGCTGGCATCGGGGGCAGCGCAGGCGCGGTGACGGGCGTCAGCTGCTCGGAGGTCGGGGCCGGCACCGGGCGGCGTGACGGCCCGTTGGGAGACGTCGTTGCCATGCCAGTCGGGGTGGCGGCGAGGTGGAGCAGGTGCCCGACGACGGCTGGTGGCACCGCGCTGATGATGCCGATGAGCCAGGCCTGGTTGCCGACCATGTGGCCGCGGTCGATTTCGTGGGCGATCACCTGTGCGGCGAGCGCCAGGATGATCGCGACGACGGCGCCGACGACGGCGGAGATCCGGGCGCGGGAGCCCTTCGGTCGGGTCGCGGCGACGACGGAGGCGATCCCGGCGTAGGCGGAGAGGGAGGCCGGCATGCCGAGCGCCCACGGGTCGGACCAGCCGGCGAGGCGGGCGAGGTGGTATTCGCCGGGGGCGCACATGGCGAGGGCGATCGAGAGGACGACGGGGCGTCCGGCGGTGGTGGCGGTGCGGGCGTACCAGGGCGTCATGACGGGGCGGGGCACCGTCGGGCCGCTGGTCGCAGTAGTCTGTGCGACAGCCATGGGAGGTCTGATCTCCTGTGGTCAGGCCCTGCCAGGAGAGTTCCAGTCTCCCGGTGGGGCCGTTCTTTTTGCGGTTGTCTGCGCAGAATAGCAGGGTTTGCGGTGGTCCGTCACCGGTATGACGGCATGCCAAATCGCCGCTGGTCAGCGGGCGTTGACGGGTGTCAGGCCTCCCAGCCCCAGGCTTCGGCGAGCAGCACCGTCCGACACGGCCAGAGGGCGGGCAATGACGGCTCCTCGGTCGACTTGCAGCACGTTCTGCAACCTGGTTCGGACCAAGGGCCGTTCACAGAGGTCCGCGTGGGCCGGTGCTCGTGGAAGATCTGCCGCTCGACCGCGATCCGATGCCGCACCGCTGCTGGGCCGTACACCATGTTGAAGTAGATCTGCGCCGCCGATTCGCGGCGCCCCGGTGCGGGCCGGTCAGCCTGGGCCCATGCCTGCCCCAGGAACGCCACCGCCGGGTGCTCAGCCATCACTGCCCTCCTCCTCACAGATGCACTCGTCTTGCCAGCGCCCGCACTCCTCGCAGCCGCTCCCGTACATGTAGATGTCGATGGCGTCCGGCATCGGCGCACGCGGAGGCCGGGGCGGCAGGGTAGCCCGGGGGCCGCGTGGCTGGCGGTGCGGTGCGCGGCGGCGCTTCACCGGCGCTCCTCTCCGTACAGCGCGTCCAGCAGCTTCCGCGTCGGCACGGTGCCGGCCTCCGGGGCGCTGCGGATGACGCGGCGGACGCGGGCCAGGGTGGCCTCGGTCTCCCGCATGCGGGCCAGCTCGGGCATGAACGCCTTGCGGAGGATGCCGGCCAGGACCCGGCGCTGACGCTGGTGCTCCACCCCGAGTCCCCATCGGTCCGGCCAGTCCAGCTCGTTGACGACGGCTTCGATGCGGTCGCGGGCTGCGCGGTTGCTGCTGGGTAGCATGTCGGGGAAATCATTCATCGCTACTGCCCCCGTACAGACCGCGCCGGACTTCGGCCCGCCACGCGTCCTCGCGCTTCTGCCGCTCTACCCGCTCGGCGGCCAGCTGGGCGGAGCGCTTGCTCATCAGTTCTTCGATCTCCTGCTCGGCCCGGGCCCAGGCCTCCTGAGCAGCCTCCCAGCGGGCCAGTTGCTCGGCAGGGACCTCGTACACGCCATCCACGGTGCGGGCCCGCGCTGCAGTGTCCCACCAGCGCTCGGGCTTGGAGTCGAACTCCACGCCACGGTAGTAGTCGCTCGTTAGGTGCACACGCACGGTCTGACTCACCGCTGCTCACCGCCGAGCAGTCGGCCGAGGTCGGCGGGGGTGACGTACCCGTTCCAGCGCCCGTCGGCGAACAGCTGCTCCCCGGCGCGCTGGTAGGCGAGGTCGCACAGCTGCGAGCAGATCATGTGGCCCGTCGCGGCCACGTACCGGCGGAGGCCGGGTACGGGCAACCGGAAGCGGTGCACGGCGAGCGCCAGGTAGTCGAGGAAGCTGTACGGAGTGCGTGCCGCCGCCAGGTCCTCCGCCGCGACGGCGATCTGGGCGCGCTGCCAGTCGGTCAAGCCGGCCGGGGCGACATACAGCACGTGACGGTCGTCGTACTCCGTCAGCAGGCCCAACCGCGCCCCGCCGGGCTGGGCTTCGACGAGTTGCTGACGGCCATCAGCGTCGGGGCCGACGACCACGAACGCGTGCTCCTGGGTGCTGAAGCCGTCGCCGTTGAGCCACTGCCCGAGGCGGATCAGGAGGCCGACGGTGCCACGGATCCGCACGAGGCCGATGTCGCCAAGCTGGGGCTGGGGCTCGATCACGGTCATCACCGGCCGGTAGCCGTGGCGATGAGCCACACGACGAGGCCGAAGTCGATGAGCACGGTGATGGCGGCGCTGCCCGGGGTGATCGGCTGGCGCGGCTTACCGACCGAGCTGACGGTGAGCACGGCACCGAGCAACACGATCGCGGCGGTGATCCAGAGGACGAGGTGATGCATGTGAGGGCTCCAGGGGGTTCAGGCGGCGTGCTGCCGGTTGAGGGCGGCGAGGAGTGCGGGGAGGTGCCGCCAGTCCCAGACGCGGCGGCCGGTGCGCGGGTCGACAGGCACTGGGGCTTGGCAGTGGGGGCCGGCGGGGCAGGTGACGGTGGGTGGTTCGTCGGGGCCGGTGTGCAGGGTCAGCTCCTGCGAGCACCAGGGGCAGCCGCGGCCGGGGATGGCCGTGGAGCGGCGGTCGAGGCCGAGTGTGACGAGGGTGCGGCGGGCGCAGTCCTCGGCGACCTGCGCTGCGTGCGCGATCAGCCAATCCGGCATGCCGAGGAACCCGTCCGTGTCCTCGGCGTCCAGTCGGCCGTCGACGTAGACCGCGGCCCAGTGCGCTCCCTGGGGACGGGAGTTGCGGTAGTGCCAGAGGCGGGGGTCGTCCGAGACGTAGCTGATCTGCACTTCGGCGGCGATCTCGTCGGCGAGGTCGAACAGCAGGTCGTTGACGGTCTCCCAGGCCTCCCAGGCGTCCAGGTTGGCGGGTGCGCGCTTGTCGACCAGGGCGAGTTCGGTGCGCTCCAGGCGTTCGGCGCGGGCCTGCTCGTCGGCCAGGGCCCGCAGGTGGGCGGCGAGTTGCCGGGGTGGCCAGACGGGCGCGGGCGGGCAGTGCACGGCGGCGGCCAGGTCGCCGAGGTGCTCGCGGACGACGCGCAGGTGGTGGCGGGCGTGCTGGGTGTGCAAGGGGCGGCCTCCGGCGTGCGGGTGTGCGCCCGTCGCACACCCACACGATCAACTGATGAGCCGCTGATCTGTTACACCGGCTTGTCAGTCGAGGCTGTTCGGCTCCAGGTAGAGGAACGACACCTGCACGTCCTGGGCGCCGACCAGGTTGCAGAACGCGATGATGGCGCCGTCGAGGGCTTCCTGGCGGCCGTCTTCGACGATGACGTCGATGGTGCCGGTCTTGGTGGCGGTTCGGGGTTCGGCGCCGGCGAGTTTCCAGGTGCCGGTGATCATCCAGCAGTACTCGCGGGTCTCGGGGTCAAGTTGGAGTGTCATGGGTGCGTCCTCTCGGCGGGGCGGGTGTCGTGGTGCGGGAACGTAGGAAGCCGCCCGGTGGTTGCCGGGCGGCTGGTAATGACGGGCGTCAGCAGAACTGGAGCGGCACACCAGCGGCGGCAGCAGCCTCCATGCCGTCGGCCAGTTCCAGGCCGGACTGACGGTCGTAGCAGTCCTCCGGCCAGACGGCGTCGATGACTTCGCGGAGCCGGGGCGCGACCTGGCGGCATTCGTCCGGGGTCAGTTCGCCGTCGCAGTCGGAGTGGTTGAGCAGCGGCTTGAGCGGGGTGGTGACGGTGTCCCAGCTGAGCTTGGGTGTGTCGTCGGCGAGTCGGGCGAAGCCGTGCATCTGGTTGAGGTCGATGCCCTCGTGTGCGGCGATGGCGGTGCGGAAGCGGTGGAAGCCGCCGTACGACCACTGTGCGTCGGTGTGACTGAAGTCGAGTCCCATGGGGGTTCTCCTCGGTGGTGGGTGGTGACGGGCGTCAGCGGGTCGTCAGGCCTCGGGACTGGGGTCGACGAGGATCAGGCCGAGGGCCTCGCGGAGTTCGTCGTCGAGGCAGAGTGCGACGGGCTGTCCGCCGGTGGTGAGGCAGCAGACGATGGTGTCCTCGCCGGGCTGTTGGGGGTGGATGACGAGGCGGTCCCAGCGGACGATGAGCGGGTCCATGGCGGTGCTCCTCAGTGGTATGCGTGGTGGCGCCATTCGGCGTCGTCGTCGAGTTCGGCCCAGGTGCTGGTGCAGTCGGTGCAGGCGGGGTCGCCGTTGTGGTCGGTGTGGCCGTCGGCGTCGCGGTCGCAGCCGTGGCAGGTGTCGTCGCCCAACGGGCGCTCCTGGGTAAGTCGGTGGGGACGGCCGGGGCTGCCGTGGGCAGCCCCGGCCGACGGGGTCAGGGGCGGGCCGTCCGCGCTTCGATCGCGGGCAGGACCGTGGTGCGGAACCACGCCGACGCCTCGAATCCGCCGGAGGCGAGGTCAAGGAGCCGCTCGTAGCTGGCGTGAATCTCGCCGGTGAACTCGTTCTGCCAGGACCAGCGGATGCCCCTGGCGTCGAGCCACTGGCCGAGGCGGGCGACCAGCTCAGCGTGCAAGTCACCGCAGCCGTAACCGCGTTCGTCGCTGTAGCCGTAGGCGGTGTCGAAGGAGACCGTGAGCCAGCAGGCGGGCAGGTGGTCTGAACCGTCGCAGGCGCCGGCTTCCTCGTCGTACCACGAGCAGTCGGGGAGGTTGCAGATGCCCTCGTCGTGCTCGGCGGCTTGCTCAGAGGTGCGCAGCGGGGTGCCGGGCCGGTAAAACAGCATCAGCCAGGCGGGGAGGCCCTGGCCGGGCGTGTTGCTGAGCGTCCAGTGGCCGGAGTTGGCGGACCATGTCTCGTCGGTCCAGCGGTGGCTGTCGGTGCAGCCGAGCAGTTCGCGGCAGTGCTGGAAGACCTCCTGCGGGTCGATCTGGTCGAGCACGAAGATGCGGGTGTCCAGGGTCATGGCGAAGTCCTTGCGGCTGGCTGGGTGTTGGTCGGCTGAGTACCTCGCAGGGCGCACGGCGTCGGGTCCGTACGCCCGGGCGGCCATCAGACGACGGGGTAGTCGAACCGCTGCGCGTCGGTGGGGGTGGGCAGGCGGTAATGCTCGTCATCGCGGGCGGCCCACACGTGGATGGTGAGCGGGCCGGCCAGATCCGGTCGGGCGGTGCAGGTGTCGGCGGCGAGTTGGTCAGCGAGGGCCTGCGGGTCCGGGGCGGTGGAGTCGCTGCCGTAGCGGGAGCCTCGGGAGCCCGTGGCGGTGACGCGGTACATGAGGTGGGTCATGGCTGGCCTTCCGTGAAGGTGGTGGTTCAGGCGGCGGTGAGAATGGCGACGGCGGCGCGGTGGTAGCAGTCGCGTCCGGCGCGGCCGGCGGGGCAGGTGCAGGCCTGGCGGGCGGTGGTGTAGAGCTCTGTGCCGTCGCTGCTGACGGCGCGGTAGATGCGGCGGCCGCGAATGGGGATGATCGCGGCGTCCTCGATCAACTCGCGCGCGGCTTCGAGCTGGTGGGCCTTGTAGTCGCGCAGGTCGGCCGCCTTGGCGGCGGCGCGGAGCTTGGCAGCGCAGTGGCGGCCGCGACCCCGGGCCTGGCTGGCGGCGGAGCGGAGGGCCCGGCCGCAGCTCAGGCAGTGGGTATGCATGGCGGTCTCCCTCCGCTCTCGACTGTCTATCCTGTAGACATCTCCACTATCCCGGAGTGGCGCTCGATTGTCTACCCCATAGACACTCTGGTGCGGGATGAGTCGGCTACCCCATAGACAGCCACCGTGAGACCATGGCCCCATGACCGACTGGGAGAAGCAGCTCAAGCAGCGGCGGGCCGCGATCCGCCGAGCCGAACAGGCCCTGGAGGAGACCATTGCGGACGCCTACGACCTGGGCGGTCTCAGCTGGCGGAAGATCGGCGCCGCCGCCGAGGTCAACCATGAGTGGGCCAGGAAGACCGCGGCTGCAGTTCGCGAACGTCGCGAGGCCGGCCCTGGCGCGGATCCGCTGCCGGCCGATCCGGTCGCCAACCCACGGCGAACCCGCGCCGCCGGGCAGGACACCGAGCCAACCATGCCCGGCGAGTACACCCCTGACCTCACTCGCCTGACGCATCGTGAGCGCTCGATCATCGACTTGCTGGCTGACGGCAAGGAGCTCGTGGAGATCGCCTCCCTGTTTGGCGTTCAGCGGGAGCGGGTCGCGCAGCAGCGACGCAACGCCCGACGGAAGCTCGGCGTCACCACCGAGCCGCAGTGGCAGGCGGTACTCCGGGCATCCCAAGACGAGGCGTGACGAGCACCTCGCCAAACTGCCTGACGTCCGTAACGCCGCGCGGCCACTCGCGCTGCCCGCTCACGGCACCGCGGCTGGCCCCGCGAGCCCGGCCTCGATCCGCCGGGCGATCGCGCGCGCGTCGTCCGGCCCGGTCTGTGGCTTCGGACTGAGCCCCACCACCGGCCGCGGCCCGCGCGGCTCCCGCCGCCGGATCGCCGCCTCCACCTCCAGTACCGCCGCCGTGAGCTGGTGCACCGTCACCGGCAAGTCCAGCCGGATCGCCCACCTCGTCAGCGCCTCGTCGATCGCGTCCTCGCGGGCGGTCACGCGGCACGCTCCGGCAGCCGCAGTCGGGTCAGCCGGTGCGCCATGCCCTCGCCGGCCTCCAACTGGTCCTGGCAGCGCGCGCACTGGCAGATCACTGGCACGCGCGACTTCTCCGCTCGTGGCTCGATGGTCAGCTGGCCGGTGCGGATTGCTGCGCCGACGATGCCGGCCCGGTCGCCGGTGCCGAGCTTGCGGCCGATTCGGCGCAGGTGGCTCTTGACGGCCTGCCAGCTGACGCCGAGCCGGTCGCCGATCTGCTCGTTGGTGCCGCCGGCTGCGACGGCGGCGACGACCTCGATCTCTCGGGCGGTGAGGAGTCTCCCGGGCGTGGGTGGGGTGGGTGTGGGCATCGCTGCTCCTGGAGTTGTGTGGGCGTTCGTTGGCAGGTCAGCGGCCGTCGTGACGGGCGTCAGGCGGCCGTCAGGCGGCCGTCAGTTGGCGTCGGAGGGTGACGCTGGCGCGGTGGCGAATGGCTCGGACGGCGCCGGGTGTGCGGCCGGTGCGGGCGGCGACCTGCGCCGTGCTCAGCCCGGCCCAGTAGGTGAGTGCGAGGGTCTGCCGGTGGGCGGCTGGGAGGGTGGCGACCGCGGTGCGGATGGGCGCGGCGTCCAGCTGGGCGAGCACCTGGTCCTCCGGCCCGGGCGCCGCGGCGTGCTGGTGCCGGCCGGGGTCGTCGGTGAGCACCTCGCGCTGGGTCGCTGCCCGCTTGGCGTGGTCGGCGAGCAGGTTGCGGGCGATGGTGAGCAGCCAGGCGCCGACCGGGGCGCCGGTGGGCCGGTAGCCGGGGAGCGCGCGGATGGCCCGGACCCACACGTCCTGGGCGAGGTCGTCGGCCAGGTCCGCGCCGCACCGGCGGGCCAGGTAGCGGTGCACCGCACTCTGGTGCAGGCGGTAGAGCTCCGTGATGGCGGCGCGGTCGCCCTGCTGTGCGGCGGTCATGAGGGCTGGGGTGGTGGCCATCGCTGCTCCTGCTGCTCGTGGTGTTGTGGCGGTGGTGACGGGCGTCAGTGGCGGTGTTGGGGCGGCCCGTAAGGGGTTTGCCAGGCGGGTCGGTCGGCTGGCCCCGTCGGGTTGCCGTTGGCGTCGATGAGTCCGGCGTCCTGGAGCGCCCGGTAGAGCGCGGCGAGCTGCTGCGCGGCGGCGGTGACTGCGGGGGTGAGCGCTTCGGCGAGGCGGGCGAGTTGTGCACCGACCGCGGCGACGGTCTGGAGGAGCTGCTCGCGCTGTTCGTCGGCGCTCATTTCGGCGAGGGGCTTCATGGCTGGGTCTCCTGGAGGGGTTGGCCGGCTGCGGTGTGCGGCCGGTGACGGGCGTCAGCTGCGGGTCGACGGGGCGTCAGCGGCCGCGATGAGCACGCTGACGCGCTGGTACTTCTGTTCGGTGGTGTGGCCGTCCCACTGGGCGCGTGGGTCGTCGGCAGGTACCTGCTGGACGTGGGCGAAGAGTTCGGCGTCGCGCGGGTGGATGTGCCACGACAGCTGCTGCCCGCTGGCGGTGAGGTAGAGGATCTGCCAGCCGGGTTCGTCGACGTCGGGGGCGGGTGCGAGGACGGCGGGGTACAGCGAGGCGAGCCAGGCGAGGAGTTGGGCGCGTTCGCGGTAGGCGCCGTCCCGCTCGGACTCGGCGCGCTGTCGCGCTTCGTGCGGGGTGAGTGCGCCGGGCGCGTGCCGTTGGACGACGAGGGTGTAGAGCTCGGGCTGCTCGGCGATCTTGACGTCGAACTCCAGCCGCGTCTCCGTGTAGTTCGGGGCGTCGCCGAGCAGGGTCTTGGCCATGGCGACGTAGGCGGCGGCCATCTCGCGGCCCATGGCGAGGTCCATCTCCCAGCGGCCGGTGCGGAAGTCGGCGTACTTGAGGCCGAGTTGCTGTTCCTGCTTCTGGATCCACCGCTCGCGGGCGGCTTCGTCGCGGCCGCCGAGTTCGGCGACGAGCTGGTCGGCGCGGCTGGCCTGTTGCTGGGCCTGCAGAACGGTGCTGGCATGCGCGCGGGCGGCGTACTGGAGCCGGTCGACGAGCCAGCGCACGTACCAGGGGCGGGGCGCCTCGTTGATCTTCCGGACGGCGTCAACGACGGTGTCTCGGCGGGTGATGTAGCCGGCGCGGACGAGGGCGTCGCGGATGGCACCGCCGGTAAAACGCTGGCCCGCGAGCCGGTTCTCACCGGCGCGGCGGCGGGCGGAGTGCCAGGCGGCGCGGTAGCGGGCCCGCTCGGCGCGGAGCCGGTCGACCTCGGCGAGCAACGCGGCCACGTCCTCGTGCGCGTTGAGCACGAACTCGCGGTCGGCGTCGGCCTGGTCGCCCTCGCCGAAGTCGAGCGTGCCGATGCCGTGCTCGTAGCCGTGGTGTTCGGCGGCGACGAAGTGCGGCCCGTAGTTGGGCTGCAGGTACCAGGTTCCGCTGGTTGCCGTGCCGTGGCGGGCCAGGATGGCGGCGAGCTGCTCGCCGGTGGGCAGCTGGGTGGTCATCGGTCAGGCCTCCCCGGACGCAGTGGCGGCGGCCACCAGCTCGGGCGCCGGCTGCTGTGCGCTGGCCCGGTCGTACGCGGCGATACCCCACACGATCGCGTGGCAGGCCCACAGGTACTCCCACGACCAGTCGTCGAAGTCCGTCTCCCACTTGGCGGGGAACCCCAGGTCGTAGTCGTCGTGGTCAAACCAGGCGACCGCGGTACGGGCCCCGTCCTCGTATTCGAGGCTGTGCTCGTCGCTGTCGAGGATCTGCTCGGTGACGGCGGCAACGAGGCCCGGGTGGCGCTCCTCGCTGGCCTTGGCGGTGACGGTCAGCCACTCCCGGAACTTGGCCTCCGACCAGGCCTTGACCTGCCCGGCGTTGACCTTCTCCTGCCAGTAGCCGGGGTTGATGCCGTCGCGGCTGGTGCCGCGGAACATGCTGAACAGGTCGGCGAGCGGGTGGGTCGAGAAGACGAAGGTAGGGCCGTCGCCGCGGATGGTCATCCCGTTGGGCCAGGTGATCAGGTCGTAGCGGTAGAGGCCGCCGTACTGCGGGTTCGCGAACCGCAGGTGCCGGTACAGGCCGTCCTCGTGGAGCACGGTCAGCTGGTGTTTGGCGGTGTCGCGGGCGAACCGGGCGGCGGCGTCGGCGATCGGGTCGATGGTCATCGGTCAGGCCTCCGCGTGGGCGGCGAGGACGGCGCGGCCGAGGTCGGTGAGCAGCACCGGCCGGCCGCGGAGCGGCACGTAGTCGCCGAGCTCGACCAGGGCGTCATCGGGCTGGCCGTTGCCGCGCAGACGCTCCAACGCGGGCCGGGAGACACCCGAGCCGGGCTTGGCGGGGTCGCGGTAGACGTGGATCGGCTTGCCGGCGTCCTGCGCGGCGGCGAACCGAGCAAGGTAGCCGCGGCCCACGTCGGTCGTGCGGGGCAGCTCGGGGGCGTCGATGTCGAGCGGCTGTTCGGTCATGGGATCGCTCCAGGGGTGTGTGGCGGGCTGTGGGCGGGTCGCGCGCGCGTTCGGACGCGGGGCCGGTCTCCGGGCGGCTGGCGGCCCGTCAGCCGGTTTCTCGGGTGTGGTCTGCAGCAATCTGGGCGTCGATCTGTGCCATGCGCTCGGCGAAGGTCGGCGGCGTCCAGGTGTCGTCGCGGGGTTCGGTGCGCCGCTGGGCCTGTTCGTGGGGCCATGCGGGTCCGGTCTGGCCGCCGGGCAGGCCGAGCAGCAGCGGGGGCTGCTGGGTGTCGGTCGGCCGTTCACGCTCAGCCCACTCGATCCAGCGGACCGCGGCGGCCTCGGGCGTGGTCTGCCAGCGGTCGGCGCGCATGCGGCGGACGAACTTGCGAGTGACCTCGGCGAGCTGGCTGCCGGTGAGGACCGGGCGGCCAGCCGCGGTGCGTGCCGACTGGGCGGACGCGATGGTCTCGCTGTTCGGCTGCCAGGTCTCAGGGATCAGAGAGAGCGCCTCGGGCGCCTGCGCGCGGGGACGGTCACCTTCTTCTCTCTCAGTACCACTAGTGGGGAGGGGAGGGGAGGGGAACGCGCGCGCGTGAGTCCCATCGGAGTCCCCCCGGGACACAGACATCTGACCTGCGTGTTCGTCAGAATCGGGCCTGTGAATCGAGCTCGATTCGTCTTCGTTTCGGCTGCGATTCGCGTGCGATTCGGGGTCGATTCGCGCTCGGTTTTCCGCCTCGGCGCGCTGGTTGCGCTTCTTCGCGGCAGCCTTCGAACGGCGGTCCAGTACCTGCTTCCTGGAGAAGTTCGCCCCGGCGAGGTAGTCGTGCATCACGTAGTCGCCGTGCGGAGGTTGCGGGCAACGCGGGCAGGCGTGGCCACTCTCGTGCCACAGACCGACCGTGATCAGCTTCTGGACCTGTGGCGGGGTGCCGTACATGCTGGCGATGGCCCCGGGCACGATGCCGTCGGTCAGATGTGCCGAGCAGTACGCGCCGCAGCGCACCCAGAGGCCGATGGCGGCGTTGCCGGCCTTCAGCATCTTGGGGTGGGCGTACGCACTGTCGTCCACCGCGAACCACGTCATCGGGAGGTGCTCCTACGTTGGGGGTTGGGCGCCCGTGGCGGGGGGATCGCGGCCAGCCCCGCCACGGGCCGTACAGGGTGGTTCAGACGGGCCTGAAGAGCAGCACCGGCGCGGCGTCTACTTCGGCGAGCGGACCGGCGGCCAGCTCATGCCAGGCCGGGATACCCTGCTCGGGGATGGAGTTGACGACGCGGAGCATCGCGTGGCCGCAGCGCAGCGTTATGGAGGTGCCGGCGCCGGACGGGGCGGCGCCGAGGCGCACATCTGCCTGCGAGTCGACGCGGCCGAGCCAGGTGCGGACGAGCGGGATGTCCGCGTGGCTCAGGTGTGCGTGCCAGCGGCCCTCGTTGACGGAGTCGGCCCGATCGACCGCCATCGTGCATTCGTCGACGGCAACGGCGTACAGGTGGCTACCGAGCGCCTCCAGGCGGATGGCGGCCAGCTCGGGACGGCCATGGACGTGCGGTTCGGTGTGGTCGAGCATCGTGGTCAGCGCGTGGGCGCTGATGGTGGTGCGCATGGTGGGCTCCAGGGGCTGGGGCCGCCCGGGGATGGCCCGGGCGGCAGAACAGTTGGTCAGTGGGCCGGCGGCTGCGGGGCGGTCTCCGCGGCACTCTCGGCGTCCAGGCGGTCCGCGACCTGCCGCAGGATGTAGGCGGCCTGCGGCTTGCTGAGGCCGCTGCCGCCGTGCTCCAACAGGACGTTGCTGCTGGGCCCCGGACGCACGATCAGGAAGAACAGGGCGTCGCGGCCGTCGATGGCTACCATCGAGACGTCGTCAGTGCTCATGCGGCGGGCCTCCTGCGGCTGGGCCGCGAGTCGGCTTCGCCGATTGTTGGCGCCTGCTGCCAGCCGCCGAGGTCCCGCCACCGAGCGACGGTCTTGGGTCCTGCCCCGATCGCGCGGGCCACCTCGGTCACGGTCAGCCCGTCATGGAGGTACAGGTGCCGGGCACGCTGGATCCGCTCGGACGTGCTGACCATGTCGGCGCCCAACTCCATCGGGCCGCCGACCCGGCCAGCGAGGTTGCGGATCGTGGTCGGCCCCGATTTGGTGGCGGGCGCCGGACGGCCGTGCTCATCCCACGTGAGGTAGCTGAGGGCGTCCGTCACGCGCTGGTCCGGGTCGACCAGGCCGGCCAACACGACGATCAGCGCGATCAGCTCGGTCCGGTCGAGGTGCTCGGTGTGGTGGGCGACGTCGTGGTGGTCGCCGTCACCGCGCACGACGCACGCCAACTTCGCCGCCACCGGCAGCAGCCGCTCGGCGAGTTCACCGCGTTCGGCGGCCGTCAGGGCCGTCATGACGCACCACCGGTACGCGGGCGGGGGATCATCGGCCACTCGCCGTTCACCACGGCGGACGGGTCGGTGCGGCGCCGGTACTGCTGCCGGTCGAAGGCCTGCCCGGCCGCCCACTCGGCCTGCATCCAGTGCAGGTGCTCGACGGTCCAGTCCTGGATGTTCGGGTAGCGGCGGGCGATCTCGCCGACGATGCGGGCGGCGGCGAGAGCGTCCGCGTTGGCGGTGTGCGCCCGGCCGACCTCTACCCCGTAGTGCTTGGCGAGGGACTCCAGGTTGCGGGAGCCCTTGCGCCAGCGGTCGGCCTGGCGGTCGATCACCAGCGGATCGATGACGTGCAGATCGGTGTCGCCGAGCTGCTGAGCGAGCGACGGCAGGCCGTGCCGGGCCAACTCCCGGTCCAGGAGCGTCAGATCGTACGGCGCGTTCATCACCACCAGCGGCACGCCGGCCCGGGCCTGGGCAACGATGGCGGCCGCGATCTCGGCGACCACCGCGGCGGCCGGGCGGGCACCGCGGGCCTGCGCGTTGGTGATGCCGTGCACCTTGGTGGCGGCGCGCGGGATCGGGATGCTGGGGTTGGCCATCCACGCCCGGGTGACGGCCCGCTGGCCGCCGCCAACCTCTACCAGCGCCGCGGTGATGATCCGGTCGGACTCCACGTCCAGGCCAGTGGTTTCGGTGTCGAACGCGGCCATGCGGCCGGTGTGCCAGCTCACTCGGCACCACCCTGCTGGTTCGCGGCGCTGCCCTGACCGGGCTGAGCGGGAACGGCGCGGGTGATCTCGGCGGCGGTCACCCGCTGCTCGGGGAACGCCTCATCCGGGGTGACCTCGCCCCGCTGGAGCGACTGGTAGAGGATCTCCAGCTGCGCGAGGTCCATGTCGGTCCAGTTGGCAACCTTCCGGCCGCGGTTGTCCTCCAGCTGCTCGGTGGTGATGCCGCGAGCCTGGTAGGCGCTGGTGGCCTGGGCGATGCGCTGCGGAAGGGGAACGCCGCCGCCATGCTTGAGCGTGGCGGTGCACAGGTCCTTGGCCTGCTCGATGTACCAGACAGGCAGCACCGAGAAGATCATCTCCCGGAGGCGGCGGGACCCGTTGTTGCTGTTGTTCTCGTAGATGTCGCGGAAGTCGGCGAGTTTCTGCGCCTTGCCGTTCGCCCACCGGGCGTGCGGCACGATGAACGTGGTGGAGACGCGCTCGTTGGACTCCATGTCCCACGCCCACGCCTGCATCTCGGACTGCTCGAACTCGTCGTCGCGCCGCAACTCCACGAGGCCGTACTGGATGTTGCCCCAGCAACGAGCCAGCTCCTTCGCCAGGTGGATCGTCTCGCCGGCCACCGTCGAACTGCCCTTGGGGAAGCTGTAGAACGCGCGCTTCGCGAGGGCCGGCTGCTTGCACGCCTCGCTCATCCGGCTGATCGAGTACGCCTCGACCCGGGGGAACTGGCGGGCAACCATGACCGCGGCCTGAACTTCGGCGACAGCGCGGGACTGCTCCACTGCAGTGCCCTGGCCGACACGGCCCGGGGCGGGAGTGGCCGGCATGTACTGCTCGGCAGGGTAGTTCACTGGATCTCCTGCATCTGACGGTCCTGGGCCCACGCGGGCAGGGAGACGATCTCGACCTGGTCCGAGTAACCGGGCCAGTGGTCGGAGGCGAGGCACTCCCGGTAGATCGAGAGGGCCTTGCGGTTGCGCTGCCGGCCGATGCGGCGCGTCGCCTGGTCGAGCTGCACCACGTTGACCAGGTACGGAGGCGTCTTCTCCTGGAACACGAAGACGAAGGTCGTCGAGTCGTCGCCGAGGCCCAGCGCCCGGACCGCGTCCACGTACCACGGATCCTGCTGGTGGTAGCCGTAGTTGAGCACCGACTTGGCGATCGACTCCGGGGCCGCCGAGACGCAGCTCTTGTAGTCCGGGATGATCAGCCGACCGTGGCCCAGCGTCGGCAACCAGTCCAGACGCGCACGCCGCCACACGCCGGTGGCCTGGTCTACCCAGAACAGCGACTGTTCCGGTCGACCGCTGTCCTCGGAGAACAGCGCGCTGGCGACCGGGTGTTGGCGGATCGCCGCTGCCATCCGGTGGACCTGCTCGAACTCGGCTGGCTTCAGCGGAATCGCCCCGCGCTCGCGGGCCGCGGCAACCTCGGCCTTCACCTTGGCCGTGCGCCACTCGTCCGCGTCGATACGGACCAGCTCCGGCCCGGTGCCGAGTACGAGCCCGTGGGCGGCCGTGCCGAGGTCGAACACCTTGCGCGGCTTCTGGCCGTGCAGCTGCTCATGCCGGAACAGGGCCGGGCAGCCCGGAGCGAGCAGCCGACGGGCGCCGGTGGAGGAGAGGGAGCCGCCCGGGACCGGGTCGGCGTGGTACTGCTCGTTGGTCATCTCGTAGATGCCGGGCTCGGTGATGATGGGCCCGGCGGCCGGGGCCTCCGGCATGATGGCGGTCACTCGGCCCCAGGTTCAGCGTGTAGTAGCGGCGCGGGGTGCCGTCGCCGTGTCGGTTGAGGTGGCCCTCAGCGACGAGCCGTTCCAGGTGGCGGCGGATAGTCGCGCGGTGGCTGTGCGACTGCCAGAAGCGGCGGAAGACCGGCTTCGCGCGGCCCACGGTCCACTCGCCCTGCTCGCGGCGGATGGTGTCGAGGAGGTACTGGCGGAAGGCCAGGCGGCGTTGGTGCGGCCCGGCGGCCGGGGTGCTGGCCCCCAGCGGCTCGGTGATGGTCATCGGTGTCTCCTGGTGGGCCGGGCGCGGTGGGCGCCCGGCCGAAGTCGAGGGTCAGGCCTTGCGGGGCTGGCCGGTGCCGGTCGCGATGGCGTACTGGGCGGCGTCGTCGTAGCCCATGGCGTCGTGCAGCTGCTTCTGCAGGCCAGCGTTCGCGATGCGCAGGCCAGCCAGGTCGGCGGTCAACTTGGCCAGCTCGGCGCGCACCTGGGACTCACGCTGCCCGGCCGCCTGGCGCTCCAGCCGGTCGGCGGCCGCGCGGGCGTCCGCCACGTCGGCCCGCTGCCGGGCGGCCGTCAACTGCGCGGCCAGCTCGGCGTTGTGGTCCAGCGCTTCGCGCAGGTCGTCCGCGAGCGTGCGGAGGTTGCCGGGCCACGGCGCGGTGGCGGGACGGCGGATCAGGGACAGCAGCTTCATCGCAGGGCCTTCCTCTGCTGGGGGATGTACCGGAGGGGACGGACGCGCCGGCGGGCGGCACGGCGCTGGCAGTCGTGCCGCCACTTCGCCAGCCCCGAGCCGAGCAACACGGCGGACGGCGGCAGCCACATCGCGGCGAGCGTCAGCCCGGTCTGGAGACCCGTCATGACTCACCGTCCGGGGTGTACTCGGTCAGCACGATCACGGGGACCACGCGGTACGCGGTCTCGACCTCGTCACCCTCGTGCTGGGCGTACAGCCGCAGCACGGAGTCGTCTTCGGGCTCCTCCGGGTACCAGCGGAGGGTGGGCGCCGGGCCAACCAGCTCCCGGTACGAGTCCTCGGCGTGCGCCTGGGCCTCCTCGAGGTCGAGGTACCGGCCGAGCCGGATGCCGTCGTGCTCGGCCCGCCACACCGTCAACTCGCCGTCTCCGACGAGCGCCTGCATGTTGTCGACGGTCTTCGCCAGCAGAGCCCGAGTGTCAGCGAGTTCGGCACGCAGCTGCTCCACCTCGCCCGCCGCCGGCTGCCGTCCCGGCCGGACCTCGGTCCGCAGCAGCCCGGCCAGCGCGAGCGCCTGCACGATCTCGGCCGGCATCCCCGCATGGGTCAACGCGCTCCGCACGATCACCTCAGCGCGGTCCGTGATCTGCTCCGGCGGCACACCCAGAGCGTCCCGGGCCTCCGCCAGCTCGACCGCCAGCCGGCCGACCTCCGCCAGCAGCGTCGGCACATCCGCCTGCTGCTCCAGCTCGGCCGCGCTCAGCGGCTCCCAGGCGCTCATCGGGCACCGCCCCGGCGCTGCTGGCACCGCAGATCCTCGTAGGCGCCGCGCGCAGCGGCCGCGGTGTCGAACAGGCGAGAGCGCCCCTTCCCGTCCTCGCGCCACCGCACCCGCCACCGGCGATCGTCGTAGCGCTCGCGTCGCACCGCGCTGATCACCGGCTCGCGCTCCGGCTCCGCCTCCGACGGGGCCAGCCGCTTCAGCTCGGCGAGCGCCCCGTCCAGCTCGCCCTCCGCGTCGTCCAGGTCCGCGTCGAGCTCGTCGATCTCGTCCAGCAGCTCGCGGATCACCGGCGCCATCAGGTTCAGCCAGTGCTCGGCCTGCCGGCGGGTGTTCGGGTTCCAGCGCGCCGCCTGCGGCAGGATCGTGTCGAGCTGCATCTCCCGGAGCGCGGCCAGCCGCTCCTCGCTGATTGGCTCCCGGGCGCTCACGCCGCCACCGCCGACCCACGCTGCGGGGCCGGGTACGCCGACACCTCGACCTGCACCTCGGCGTACCGCCCGACCGCCTTCAGCTTCCAGTGCGTCTCGCCGCGGTACTCGTACTCGCTCGGGGGCCACTCCTCCAGGCCCAGCTCACGCACCCACGCGTCGAACGTGTCCGCGTCCGCGTCGTGGAGGAACACCGCCAGCACACCGTTCCGTGCCTCCACGATCGTGGCCGGCAGCTGCGGGTACAGGCGCACCAGGTTGAGCGCCGCGGTGAGCGGCCCGGCGGCGGCACGCAGGGGTGCGGTGCCGGAGGGATGATGATCTCGGTAGGCTCCATGAGGGCCTGCCTCCTTCGTTGTTCTGTCTGGGCGAGGTGGGCTCGGGTCGCCCCTGGGCTGGAATTCCGGGGCGGCCCACCCACAGGTCTGGGGTGGATCAGGCGGTGCGGCGGGCCAGCGCGTCCCGGGCCCGCGCGGCCCTCGCCTTCTGGTCGGCGGGCGCCTCTTCGGCGTGCCACGCCTTGACCTCGTCGAGGTCGAACCGGCGGCCACCGCCGCGGAGTCGCGTGACGGGGCACCCGTCGCGGACCCACTTGTTGACGGTCCAATCGGAGACGCCGTAGTAGGTCTCCAGCTCGGCCTGCTTAAGCAGCGGGGCCGGCAGCGTGCTGACGGTCATCGGCTATTGACCTTTCTTCTGTAGAAGTAGAAGCTCCAGGCATGTCGAACAGGTCCTGGAGCGGCTGGCCGAGTGCGTCGGCAATCAGCCATGCGGTACGGATGCGGCATCGCTTCCGCGCTGACGACCCCTGGGTGACGAGTACTCCGACAGCCGACCGACTCACACCGCGCCCGAGGGGATCCACCGTCTTGGTGGCCTCGGCGAGCTTGGGTATCGACCATCCGCCGGCCTTCATGGCGTCACGGAGGGGCTGGCCGTTCCTCTTGCGGTGCAGGCGGGACATGCAGGACCTCGTGGATAGGGGCGTCAGCTGCGCTGCTTGCCGCTGACATCCACATTTCTACAGTAGATGTAGAAGCATGGTCAAGGGAGTAGTGGAGAGGATTCCCGAGTGTCATTCGAGGCTTGCGGTTAATCGAACAAGCGTCCTAGTGTGGGCGAGTTTGCGCCAGCCTTCTACAGTCCGCTTGTAAACGTAGAAGACCGTTTGGCATGCTTGCGCTATGGACGAGCTCCACGAGGGCACCGAAACGCTCCCGCAGCTGATCCGGCGGGTCCAGGACGCACGTCCCGAACTCACCCAGACCGAGATCGCGCGCCGGGCCGGCGTGTCCGTTGCCGCCGTCAACACCTGGGTGAACGGTGCCCGCATGCCCTCCCGGAAGTCTTGCGACAAGCTCGCCGACGCCCTCAGCGAGCCCCGCGAGCGCGTGTTCGCCGCCGCGAATCGCCGCGTGCCCGGCCCGCTCGCCCCCGACGCCGAGGAACGGATCCTGGCGCTGTATCGTCGCCTGACCGCCGACGAGCAGCGCATCGTGGAACGGCAGCTCGCGGCTCTCGCCGCCGACGACCATCAGATGTAACTGGCATATGCCACGATTTCGTGGCGCCTCGCGCGTAGATCAGCTTAGGCGCTCGCGCAACCGGCGAGGCGGCGGTATGTTCGTGTGCCCAGACTCCGCTGCACCGTCCTCCCCCAGCGGGCACTGATGGCCACCCATGCCCCGAGGGGGACGCATGTGCATCCTGGTCCACCGCAGCCCTACTCCCGCCCACCCTGGAACGCCCAACTCCGCGTCATCACCATCCCGCCGGCCTCTCCTGCGTCAGCGAACTTATTGCCGTTCGGGCCGTGTTGGCCGAACTCGGCATCCCGCAGCCCGACGATGAGGCAGTGTGTTGGTGCGGGGCACCCGTGGAGGCCTACCGGGTGCCTGCCCAGAGACACACGAGCGAAGGGGCCTGCGTTGCCTCGTAGGGCACTGAACAACCCCCGCCAGCTCAGAAGCAAGAGCTGCGGATGTGCCGCCTGCCTGGACGAGTACCCCGGCGAGCGGAAGAAGCGTCGAGACTGCATCGGATCCTGGCAAGCCCGATACCGCGGGCCGGACGGCAAGCAGAAGGCGAAGAACTTCACCAAGAAGGGCGATGCGGACGCCTTCCTCGACCAGGTCCGCACAACGGTCCGTCAGGGCACCTACCTGGACCCGAAGCGCGGCCAGATGAAGATCGGAGACTGGTACGCGAAGTGGTGGCCGACCCAGACGAAGAAGGGCCGGCCTACCACCCGGGGACGCAAGGAGTCCCTCTGGTCGGTCCACGTGAAGCCGAAGTGGGCTGAGTGGCCGCTGGCCGCCGTCGGGTTCATTGACCTGGACGGCTGGCTGCAGAACGAGGTGAAGGGCTACCACACCCGCAAGAAGGTGCTGGAGCTGATGCGGAAGATGTTCCAGGCCGCGATCCTCGATAAGCGGATCACAACGAATCCGACCTTCGGTATCGAGCTGGAGGCGCCTGCGGCGAAGCATGCTGATGAGCTGGCACCCCCGAGCGACGAGCAGTGCGCGCTGATCCGGGCTCACCTGCCGGAGTACTACCGGCCGCTGCTCGACTTCGCTGACGAGACCGGCATGAGGTGGGGCGAGTACACCGGGCTGCGGCTGTGCAACGTCGATCTGAAGGGGGCAACCGCGAGCGTCAAGGAGATCCTCTCCGAGGATGACAGCCAACTGTTCCGTCAGCCGGCTCCGAAGACCAATGCGGGGTTCCGTACGGTGCCGCTCACGCCGGTGGCTGTGGCGGCGGCCCAGGTGATGATCGAGCGGTGGAAGCCCAAGGCGACGCAGTCCGACATCGAGGATGGCGAGCTGCATCCGGAAGAGCTGCTGTTCGTCGGCCCGCGCCGCGGCGTGCTCAGCCGGCACAACTTCCGGCGGGTCTGGGTGCAGGCGATCCAGGACGCCGGGGTCGCGCGGAAGGTGGTCAACCCGGAGACGGGGCGCACGGAGTGGTGGCCCAGGATCCACGACTACCGGCACCGGTTCGCGTCGCGACTGAAGGATGCCGGCGTGCCGGAGAAGGACGTTCAGGTGATCATGGGCCATGATCGCGGGTCGAAGGTGACGTGGCTCTACACGCACGCCGGCCCGGAGGTCGTCGAGTCCGTCCGAGCTGCTCTGGTTGCTGCTGGTCAGCCCACACTCAGGGCCGTGTCCTGA